ACTGACATTCTTCTAGGTTTCGTAAACATAAATCTCTCCACTTTACAGCTTCGAGATTATACTATACGAATTCCCACCTGATGGAAAGAAAAAGCTGCAAAATCAATCACGATGCGTCGAGCAAAACCCCCTGTAGCGATCTGTTACTGGAAACTAAGTTACCCATCCAGTAAAACGGGAGAACCACGGCGTCCTGGTTGACGGGCTTCTTCTCGTCATCCTGCGTCCACTGAGCGTCCTTGTGCTGGTTGACGTAAAGATAATCGGTATTCAAGAAGTAGCCTTTTTCGGCCGTCGTCGTGAAGTTCGTGTTGTCGTCGAAGATCACGTCGGCGGTCTTGTACTTCAGGCCGATAAAGCCGGAATTGGCCATGTCGGCATCCATGTAGCGCTGGAGCTGCTGCTCGCCTGCTTCATAGGTCGAATAGAAGTCCTGACTGAGAACGATCAGGTCAGGCTTGTCGGCGCCGCGGACGAGGGTCAGCCAGAGCGCATTGAATTCGCCCTTGATGGTCGCCGAGGTGTAAGCGTTCGTGCCGGCGATTTCCCGGAACTTGTTGCGCCAGAAGGAAAAGGTAGCACTATTTATGCCGCCGACGGTGCCCTGTCCGTTGGTCTGGATGATCGAGGCGAGGCCGCCGACCTGGTTGGCCAGCGAGCCGTCCGAATACAGATCGATGGAGAAGTTGTTCGCCGCCGTCTTGAGAGCGTTCGCCTTCTTCGACTTGGCCAGGTTGATCATCTGGCTTTTGCCGGCGTTCATGCGCAGTTCCTTGCCGGAAGCAACGACATGGATGGCGACCTGAGCCCAATCGAACTTCGCGGACGTGATGACGTCGGAAGCGTTGGTGTTTAAAGTATCAAAACCTGAGTAGCGCTGATCGTTTTTGTTACTCTTTTCAGTGATTTAGTGATAAAATCACGTCCCAAGAGGATAGGTCATTTCTGCCTACCTCTGCATGTTCCCATGCAGTCCAGAGCACACCTTCGCTTTCGCGGTCAGTCCCTGCTCGTTACACACGCCCAGCGGTTTTGGAGGCCGCTTGCTTGGCTCGGTATTACCCTTCCGCACCCTTTCGGGCCGGGCATCGGGCTTCCACCGACTTCACTGACATCCCAAATAACCAGAGGCCAACACATGACATTGGAATTGCCATACGTAGCAGGAATATTCGACGGCGAAGGCTATGTGACTATCAACAAATATCATCATCCAAGCGGGAAACACATTCGATACCAATTATTGGTCGGGATCGGGATGGTCGATAAGCCTGTGATTGAAGCTATTTCAAAGCAATTCGGCGGGATGTTAACATCCTACAAATCGCCTAAGAAAGTCACGCATCGTCGCGTCTTTGAGTGGCGCGTCTCGTCCAAAGCCGCAGTCCCATTTCTTCGCGCTGTCCAACCATGGCTGATCGTAAAGCGTGACCAAGTGGAACTGGTCTTACGGTTTCAAGAACACATCACAAAGAATGCATCAATCTTCAGATACCAGCCACACCGCCGCGAGGAGATGTATGCCTTCCGCGAGGAAGTGCTGGCAGACCTGAAAACGCTGCACAATGTTTCCTATGACCTCTAACTAAGTGGCCCTATGCTTGCGGTAGGTTAAGCCGCAAGCGCCAAGGTCCCATTTTCCGCATATTCGAGCGGAACCTGGATTTCGTAACCGCCGTCGAGATCGACGAACTTGTTCTTTTTCTTCAGGCGGTTCATCAGCGCGTTGTTGCGACTTACATTGTCCGACACGTCCCGCGCGGAGTTGCGGAGCGTGGTCGACACCATTTCTGTGAAGATGGTGCTGGGAGATGCCATTGTTTAGCCCTTTTTGTGCTTGTCCCACACGGCGCCGAGAGCCTCTTCTTCAGTGGCTTCGCGCGGCTTGCCGGTAGACGTTGAACGGATGTTTGTGGAATTTGCCTTTCGGGCATCCGCGACAAGCTTGGGATCGGTCACTGCGGCGGTCTGAAGCGCGGCAGCTTTCTTTCTCAAGTCGGGGTCTGCATTGACGGCCATGTCGTAGGCGGCCTTCAGCACGGCATCATGCGATGCGGTGCTTCCGAGCCTGACCTGAGACTTTTGAATGTAGAACGGGAGTTCTTCCTCGACGTCGGCATACAGCGGCATGTCTTTCTGACTGCGGCTGATGGCTTCGTTCGCGGCGTTCATTGCCCGGTCTTCAGTCATTCTTTCGGTGATGCGCTGATCGATCTTCGACGGGTCGCTTGATTCCCGGATGATCTGCTTCAACTGGCCTATTTCAGCCATGAGCGCGTCGGTATGTGCCTGCTGATGGTTTGGCTGCTGCTGGCCTTCGACTGGCGTGCCGAACATCTCCTGCAACTTGGGACGGAGCTTGTAGTTGTCCGCGATCCACAGCAGCGTTTCCACCGGGTTGTCATCCATGGCGCGCTGGATGCCGAACATCGTCCGGATGGCTTCATCCGGCTTGTTGTTGCCGCGTTCGCCGCCGAAATATTCCTTGAATTCACCAATCACGTCGCCAATCGGCTTATAGGCTGCGAGAGCCTGGCCCTGCTGCGACAGCGTCTGGTGAAGCTTGTTCTCATGCGCGGCGATGCGGTCGAGTTGATCGGCCGGCAGTTTTGCCCAGACATCTTCAAGCCCACGCCAGTTAGACGGGAGAGGCACAGTTGCAGCCGGCGTCGAAGGGTCGACCACAGCCTCCGCCTCTCCCGCACCACCTTCCAGTGGATCGGCTTGTCCTTCACCTTCGATAGCAGCCTCTACAGGCTTCGTGGACGCGAATTTGCCACCGTCACCCCTCGCAGCACCGTTGTCGCGCTCCAGGCGATCCCAGACCGCGCCAAGGGCATCATCGCCGCTCGGGTTCGGATCGTTGATCGGGTTGTTGTGTTCAATTATGGCGCCATCGGTTGCGGGCGCGGAAGCTTCGACGCTGTCCATGCTGGTGATTCCTTATTGGGTTCTGGAAGGTGTTGGTGTCAGCGATACTCTTCGGAAACCTGCAGCCCGTATCGCTTGGCAAGCTTCTCACTCTTGATCCGTCCGCCTGTTGCGGATGGGAAATCGCGAGCATCGATGCAGTTGTTGCGCTTGAAGTCTTCCCGACGTTCGGAGCGGGACGTGATCATCCGTCCATCGATCGGGCTTTCATACGCAGGGATATCGCTGAGGACGTAAGGCAGCGGCAAAGGCGCACTGCGCTGGTCATCGGTCAGCATCGGCTCGCCAGTGGATGGATTTACCCACTGGCCTGCTCTCATCACGTATTTGGTCATAGCGACGGCCTTACGGGATTTCGCGATCAAGACGGTTCAGGGCACCATTGGCGGCGCGGATGCGTTCAGTGGTCGAGACCGAGCGTTCGCGGAGCATGGAGAAGACAGAACCCGGAGGACCTGATTTTTCGATCCCACCGACAGGGACAGGGACGGAACCGCAAAGACGGTCGACAAGGCTTTCCACGCGGAGCGCTAACTGAGCTGCCTCTTCCATGGCGTTGTGGGCCAAGTCTACGGCGACGGGGCCTCTATCGTCTACGTCCTGGCTTTGAATGCCAGTAGTGGAATAGTAGCCTTTCCCGGTATGCGCGACTGGGTCTATGTATTCTTTGGCCATGTCATGTTCCTTTGCTTCGACTCAAGGGGGTAGGCACGTTTCAGCCGATCACCGGCTATGCTTGGGGAGCAGGTTGGGGCTGCTGTGGTGGCGCTGATTGCTGCGGCACCGGTTGCGGCTGAGCGGCTGATATCTGCCCATTGATGACGGCCAATTCCTTTTCATGCTGCATCTGCGTCAACCCGAGAATGCCTTCGAGCTGTGCGGCAAGGCCGGCGCTGTCCAGTTCGGACTTGGCGGCAATCTTCGCCGTCTCAATCTGGGTCAGCGATGACAGAACGGCTTTCCGCCACTCCATGTCGTTGGTCATCTTCGCCTTGGCAATGTCCACCTGGTTCTGATCGCGGCTGGCCTGTGCCTGCTGCTGGATATGGGCTGCTGCCTTGTCGGCTTCGCCCTGCTGCTTCTGCTGAGCAAGCTGAAGCTCGCCCTGCACCTTGACCGTATTCGGGTCTGGCGGTGGCGGCTGGCCCTGTTGCTGAGCCTGCTGCTGCTTCATAGCTTCGGACTTCGCCTTGGCCGTGGTGACCATTTCCTCGATCGTGTCTTCGACGCTGCGGCCAAGATTGAACATGCGAGCGGTGGAAGCGAAGATCTCGACTGCGGCTTCGGCCGGCAATGCGCCTTCCTGGACGAGCGGCGCGACGGCCTTGAAATAGACAGCAGCACCTTGAAGGAACTGGCTGACTTCCTGCTTCTGCTGCGTGAGATCGGCGCGAATGGTGCTGTCGCTCTCGACGTCGATGCGGAAATAGGTGGAGAGCTTCTCCTTCAGCAGAGCCATGACGGCGTTCTTCTGCTGAAGCACGTCCGGCATATCCTGCGGCGTCGGCAGGATCGGAATGCCGGTCATCTTCTCCAGCGTCTGCGGTGAGAACTTGGCCGGGATGATTTCAGCCATCATCACGAACAGATCGCGGGCACAGCGCTCCATCATCCGCTGCATCTTCTGAATACGCAGAGAGCCCCATTGGCTCTTGATGTTCTGAGCCGTCGCCGTTTCACTGGCCTGCGATGCACCGCGGACAATGTCCGAAATGCCGGTGATCTCATAAATCCATGACTTGTAGGTCTGGATTGCCAAATCGAGCTGGTTGATGGCCGGGATGAACTTTTCCATCGGCCAAAAGGCGACGGCGCTCTGAAGGCCACCATTAGCAGCGAATATCTCTGGATCCTTGATAGGCGCGAATGCATTGTCCTCAAGATCGAGGATGGCCTGCATGTCGGCTTCGGAAATGCCATACCAGCCCTTCGCCTTCATGGCGCGGATCAGGATGTTCTTGCGGCGGACAGCGTCGTCCAGGTCGTTGGCGAGGCGTCGATAGATCGAGAACGGGTTGACCGGCATTAACCGGCCGTTGACCTCGATCGGCTGCATTGGCTGTGTGATGCAGAAGAAGCCCGACAGTCCGAGAGGGTCGTCGATGGTCTTGAGCACCACGCCGTTGTCATCGATGAAGATGACGGAGCGCGATGCCTCATCCCATACTTCCCAGCCGGAAAGCTCGTCTTCGTTGTTGCGCTTGTTGAGCTCCGAGGTGGAAAGCTGCTGGCCAATCAGGCCGCTGTCGAATGACTTGCTCTCCTCATCGCGAGGAATGCAGAAGCGGAAGGCGTCCCACGGACGTTCAGACCAACGCTTGGCCGGGCCATGGCGATAGTCGAGCCAGCTTACGGCTTCGAAGCAGATGCGCTCGTTGGCGAGAGTTTCGAGTGGAGGGCCGCCATTGCCGCCTAGACCTGTCGATCCGAACCCGGATGCTGCAGAGGGGTCTGTAATCTGGTCTGCTGAAGAAACCGTTCCCAATCCGGATAGGTCTTCACCGGGATTGTAATCGTCTTGCCCCACGGCGCCATAACCACCTTGGGCACTATCAGAGGAACCCAGTCCTTCGGCGGCATTGTCGGCAGCATCTTCGATATCCTCGCTTGTTGGCTCTCCACCGACGACATCGCTGTAATAGCGAAGCCTGACGACGCCACGGCCAGCTAGAAACGAATCCTGAGCGCTGGCCTCCATCTCCACCTGGAGACGGCTGTCATCGATCTGGATGCGAATAGCACGCTCAAGAATCTGTGAAACGACACGTGCTGCCGGGTCAGGGTCATTGAAACGCCGACGGATGTCAGGAACCGGGGCAGAATTGATGACGGCCGGAACAATCGTCTCGACATTCGAAAACAGAATATTGAAATCGTAATTGCCTTCGGAAACATAGGTCGAGCCCGTTGCTTCGGTCGAGCCTTCGCCGGTATAGGCATCGACCGCCTTCTTGGCATCATCTAGCCATTTCTTCTCGGCTTTTCCAGCGGCCTCGATGCGATCGAGCCATTTCTTGCCCTGTTCGCGCAAGGATTTGCCCGGATCGGACTTATTCTTACGTGCCTGAGCCAAGCGGATACCCTTCGGTCAAAGAAAAAGGCCCGCCAGAATGACGAGCCTTGATATGCTGTGATGTGTGGAAGCCTTAAGCGGCTGGAGCGGGTTCGGCTGGCTTATCACCGAGTGGGATAGGTGGCAGATCGGCTGCCGGCTCCGGAACGATTGGCGGGGCCTCACCCGAGGCAGGATTGCCGTCCGGATCAAGCGGCAATTCTTCTGCCGCGGCAACCGGCGCAATGACGGGCGCGACGAGATAGGCATCGATGCCGGGAGCACCGTCACGGATTTCCGCAAGCACGTCATCGTTCAACGAGCGGTCAGCGCCGTAGACGAGCTCGCTTGCGCGTTCACCGGCCAAGCGGTGCTCGCCGCCCTGCCACTGCTTGATGATGGATTCAACTGTTGGCATGATCTCGTCTCCAAGTTATCGGCCTGATCTGGCCTTGCGTCTGCGGACCATCTCATCGACGGCCTGGCGAATCGTGAGGTTCGAGACAATCGACCCATCGGCCTTGGCCTCGTAGACGTGGCCAGGCTTTGGAATCTTCGGGGGCGCGGCTGCAATCTCTTCCCGCCACGCTAGCCCGAGATAGCGCCAGCTTGATCCGATGTGTTCCGCCCAATCCTTCACCGGGTTGTCGCGGAACCGCTTCAGATCGTCGTCCCATTCGCGGCGGTAGTTCTTCAGCCCCTCGATACCAGTCTCGCACCGTCCAGCATCGAACTTGGCCACCTGGATCGTCTTGCGCCCGGCGTTGATGCCGTCGGCGACACTGACAAGGCCTACCATCTTCGGCCGCCGCCCCAGAGCCTTTAGCGTGTCAAAGCGGGTGCGTTTGCTGCCCCAGACCGGGTGCATGATGTCATGCGGCACATAATCGTTGCCGTGATACCCGCGCTCATTCAGCCAGCGACACCAGTCCTCGACGTCGTCCGTCTCTGGACGGTAGAAATCGACGATGTGCGGAACACTGCCAATAACCTGGAAACACCAGATCGGGTTGTTGACCGCCTTCCCCAAGTCCCATGCGGTATGGACCGTATAATCGGGATTGACCGGAACAACGCCGATGCGCCCGACGCGCTCGGCTTCCGCCATCTCGGCTCCCCAATAGGAGCCAATCATCGCGCCGGCAAACGAGCAGAAGAATTCCTGCTGGATCAGCAGATCAGCAATCGCTTGGCCAAACAGAGCGGCGTATTCCGCCCGCTGGTCCTCGATCGCTTCAACCGATATCGCGCCGGTGTCTTTCACCGTGAGCGTCTGAACAAACCATTTTGGATCGGTCTTGAACCGGTCATACATGGTCTTGACGTGGTTGGCGCCACGAGGCGTCGTGATGAACGAAGCCCACCCGCCGTTCTCAGCTAGGATAGGCGCGAGATAGGCCCATGCCGTTGGATTGGCGAGCGCCCATTCTGAGCCGGTCAGCCCAACAGGTGGCGTTCCAACCAGAGCGTCGTAATTGTCAGACCCTACCGCCTGCCACGTCGATCCGTTCTTAAACCGGATGAACATATCGCTATCACGGGTGCTGGCCCTGATTGCGTGCGGGAAGGCTTCATCAATGCGCCGCTTGCCTGTCCTCGGGTTGACCGCATCCCAGATAGCTTTGCGAGCCTGGGCGTATTGAGGCAGCATATGCCAGTATGTGCCAACGCGATTGAAAGCGCCGACGGCGTGCTGGCGAAGATTGATGTCGTCCTTGCCGGCTCGACGATGCCAGACCAGAAGCTGCCTGTTGCAGCCCGACATCCAGCTATCCCATGCTGGCTTCTGATAATCCCTCGGCACCCATTGGTATGGAAGGCTAATCTCCCCCACGCTTCACCACGTTGATTGTCAGGTTGCCGCCGATTTCGATATCAGCCTTGAACATTCCGAGATGCTTAGCGACGTTCTCAAGGGCCTTATCCTGGTCGCGGAGCTTCACCTCAAGACCTTGAGCCGTCTGCTTGGCGCCTGCATAAAGCGCCTTCGCAACACCCTTCAGCTTGCGTGTGTCGGCGGCGTGGACTTCGCCCAATCCTTCGCCGCTGCAATCCGGGCAATCCGGATGAGGCTCTCGCGTGGCATCAAAGGCGTATCCGCCGTCATCACTTGGATAGGCGGGCTCTTTGTCCGAACCCTTGACCGCGAGATCAGCGGCATCCATCGCTTCTTGGTATTCCCGCGCGCGCCACTGATATTTGTGATCTTTGCCATGACAGTAACGGCAGCAGATGCGCCGATGCTGCACAATCGAATTAGGATCGGCTGTGGCGATGGCCCACCACTGCTGGAGCACCATGTCGGCCGTTATCTCTACCCGCTCCGAGCGAGCTTGCTTGGCCGTAGAAATGGCAACTTGAATTTCAGGTTTCGTAAGGTTCTCTGCGCCAACAGAACCAGCCGTCTTTTTGCTGTACCCAGCGCGGATGGCGGCTTGCGTGGCGTTCAGGTCGATCAGGTATTCCTTTACGAACGCCTCTTGCCTCGCGGTAAGCTTGCCCATTATCGGTTAAACCGCTCCAGCAGTCTTCAACAGATCCTCAGCCGCCGATATCAGCTTCTCCCACTCAACCTTCGTCTCTGGCTTTTTGGCCAGGGCATCGATTACTCGCTTTCGCGCGTCTCCGAATGATGGCTGCGAATTGGCTGTCGACATCAGATAAGCCTTATCAATGGGATAGCGACACGCTTGTCAGCATCCTTAGAATATTAATTCTTTCCACCTGCTGAGCACTTGCCATTTCGAGCAAGTTTTCGATGCTGCTGGTAGAAATTTATTCCGCCTTACCTTGCTTATCCGCTCTAATGATTATGGGGCACGGATGTTTCCGAGACGCGAGCAAGGTCATGGAGCATATGGACGGGCATATGGCGGAAAATGCCCCAGAGAGGCTATTGGGCAAGCACCTGCTTGAGGCCGTCAGAGCAACCTTCGCAGCCCATCGGCTGATATCCGCGGTGCGATGCGCACCCTGGCAGCATGAGCGCGATGGCCAATATGACCACGAAGCTTGCGATTGATCTCATCTCAGCACTTCCGCTCGATCTCGCCATGCACCACCAGAATTACCCCGTCACCAACGCGCACGAACCACAGCACGGGCACCGGCTCATCTTGCCTCTCCCAGCACCTCGGGACGTCCGTCTTCGCGTACAGCGGCCTCTGTGTGGCAAGGGTGAAGCGTTCCTGCTTCGTCTGTTCCTGATCTGCCTTGGCAATTACCACCATCACCGCATAAGCCGAGAAGGCTATGCCGCATATTGCAAGCCAGTAGAACAGAGGGCGCATGTCAGTAGAAGTTTCCGCACGGCTGATCGCAGACGAGCTTTTGACCGGGCTTAATCCTGATCTTGCCGATGCGGCTGTGTGTCTTCCACGCGACGTTCACGACTCGGCAATTGTGCTCGAACCGGTTTGCGACGTTATACGTGGCAAGGAGACGGTCACGGGTGGAGGGGATGGTCATGCCTACTCCGCCAAAGCCTTGATGACGTCGCCGGCGTCCTTGCCTAGGCGCTTTGCCTTCGTGAAGGTGTATGGCTCTGGACGGTCAACGAGCGCGCCGCCTAACGTGACGACATCTGCCGCTAGCGATACCGGAAGCGTTACCGTATCGATCGCAGCCTTGATCAGACGTTCGAACATACCGATCTCCGAAACGAGTAAAGCCCCAGCGCAATGCCGGGGATTGTCTGCCAGTATATGGCGTTTGTGGAACTCAAGCCTGTTTGACTTGCATGGATGGCAGTCAGGAAGGCCACGGCTGCCGCGCGTCGAATTGACTGTCAGCGCCCTATGCTGACCTTACCGGGTTCGAACACCTACCCGGATCGGCGCCCCGTGAGGGAAGTTTGGAGCGGAGACCCGGAATCGAACCGGGCTTGCCTGCTTGGAAGGCAGGACCTTCTCCTTGAAGACCCCCGCGTATTCTCTATGCCGCCTTCTGCTTGCGAGCCTGAAACTCACGAGCACGGTTGCGGCGCCGCTCGTTTTGAATGCTTGCCCAATCGAAACACTTAAGATCGCGATCAAAATCGCAGATCATTGGGACGGCATCTTCAGAACGCCAAACTTCTATGATGGACTGTTTATCGCCTTTTTCGACCTCTTTTGTAAAGGTGGGTTCGGCACCCGTTTCGTTATGCTGCAATGCCTTGCGGGCGAAAGCTCTGATAATGCTTTCGATGGCAGCCGACCGGCGGTAGTTTCCGAGCTGTGGGCTGATCGCCTTTCTCGTGTCCGGATCGATCTCTTTCCGGCACCACTTGGCGAAAACATGCTCGTCAGTCTGGGCTCTTGCCCATGCCCAAAGAGCGCGGCGGTTCTTCTCGCTCGGGACCAGCTTCATGATCTCCATGGCCAGTTCCCATATCCCGATATCGTTACGGGACGCCTTGAGGCCTTCAGGATCGAGCCATGCCCATCGTATCTCGTGCTTTTCCTCGTCAGGCCAATGGACCATATCCGCGAAGGTATGGACGATGCCTATGTTGACGGCCTTGAGTTTAGCCGGCCCGACCGAGATAGGTAGCTTCTTCTCGATCTTGGCAGCTTGTGCGAAAATTTCAATGATCTCGTGCTCAGTCATGCCGGTCTCCCATGATTTCGGTGATATCCTAAAACCCTTTCTGCGGCCAAACGGGCTATTTGCGCATCTCTTAGATCTTTGAAAGAGCCGAGGAACACCTTCCTTTCTCCATCAAAAATTTCCGCCATATAAACCCCGCGCTTAGTCAGTTTAACCCCGATCACGCCGGTCTTATTATGGAACGGCCTTTGCTTATTCCGATGATTTGTCGATTTAGAAACATCTCGTAGATTATCGATTCTATTATCTGCTCTGTCCCCATTAATGTGATCAATTTCTCCATCAGGAAATAACCCATGCGTATAAAGCCATACTAACCTATGCGTGCCATAGTAATAATTGCCAATTTTTGTGTGGGCATATCCATCAGGGTGTACATGCGCGGCGTTTTTCCCAGCATAGTTCCTGTTCCATCTTTTCATTTGAGCTTGATTTGTGAATAGATGACATGGGCGTTCTTGCCATATCATAGAACCTGTTACCCCATCATACTGAACAAGGCTTCGCAGCAATTCACCAGATAGATTCTCGTTGCCTTTAAACTGCAGTGCGAGGATCATTTAAATCTCCCATCAAACAATTCCCCCTGCGTCTCACCGAAGACACGAACTGCTCTCTCCCATAGCAGCCCAACCAATGCCGCACGCTTGTTTGTGATGCCATCCAGGCCAAGACACCAATATTGGAGCAGGCCGACCGGCACGGCGTCGTAGAAGGCAAGGAAGCGCGACACATCGTTTTCCATGATGCTCGGATAGTTCTTCCTGAATGCCAGGACGACGTCTGATGTTGCCCAGAGCCCTGTCTCATCGAGCGCGCAACTATTGTTGGCACAATCGGCCAAGGCCATGACGATGAACCGGGCGTGATCCTTGCCGTGCCGCTTTGCAATCCGATGAAGGGTGGCCACAGCCCGCGTCTCCCGAACCGCAGGAACGACGTTCGCTGGCACGATACGGATACCGAACTCCTCGAAGATCGCTTCTGCGTCTGGGTATTTCATGCGCTAGCCGCCTTCATAGCTGCCTGCCTGCGCACCGCCGCAAGTGCCGTGGTGTGATCACGTCCCCCGAACACCCGCCCCAATTCCGGATAGGAGATCGACGGTTTCACGATGGTTTTCAGTTCCCACATGATCAATTGCCGAGCGCGGACAGCGGGCCGCTTCCGATCTGGCCCGACCATATGGGCGAAGGTGAACCCGAGTTCGGCGGCGCGGCGCTTGATATAGGCCTTGACCGGTTGTCCCTGTTCAAATTGCCAGCGGTGGAAATCCATGACATGCGCGTCGAAGTGGACATCTACCCATTCCCAAGCTGGGGCTCGCTGAGTGAGAAAGACGACTTCTGCCTTGTGTTCTACCGGTTCCGGCTGTTTCGCGACCCTTGGAGCCCACAGACGGCGTTTCCATGCCTTTGCTCTTTCGAGGTATTCGGCTTCGGAGGTGAAGGGCTTGGAGGAGATCTGCATGTTCATGCTGCCTCACCTCGGACTCTTTTGAGCGCCGCAGAAAACGCCTCAGACACAAAGCGGCTCGCCATCCCCTTTTCGATATAGCCATCATCTCCCGTATAATGGCTCCCCCAAACTGATATACGGGCGCGAGCCTCATCAAGGACGCCGTTGAGAAAGCTCTGCATCTTGTCGGCTGCTCTTGCCTCGATAGAAGCTACGCGCCTGGTTGAGACGACGCCGATCTGCGAGCGAATGGCCGTGCTCAACCCCTTCCCTGGCGCTTCGTGAAAGCTCACCAAGCCCCGCTTCAGGAATTCGTACCCCAGCGCAGCCGCCATATTTTCATGAACCGAGCGCCGCACTTCCGCAGGATATCGTTCAAGTTCGAGGTTATTGACGAAGGTTTCCGAGCCGAATATTGCCACCTTCTCATCAGGCGCAGTGTTCGAACATTCTGGACAGGCATAGGTTCGCGATGATCGCTCCATCGAAATAGTGACTTCAGCACTGAAATCGATCGAAGCAGCCATCCGCTTCCTTATGGGCAATCGGATTGAACCTTCGCCAGAACAGATATCGCAATCGTGTTTCACGCCCTCACTCCTCTTTTTTCAAACAGCGCCTCTGCCCTTGCACGAGGTGTCGAGACTATCTCGCCGCTACGGTGCATCACGGATTGCTCGGCGGCGCTCAGGGCTCGCCATGCCGCGACCTCGGCGCTGTCTTCCGTCGGGAAATACTCCGGCCCAATTTCTCGGCCATTCTCGTCTCTACGGAGGACTGGTTGATATGTGGAACGCCAAACTGGGCGATATTCGCCGATGTAGCCGTTGAAGGTTTTTATGGCTCTTGCTCGGGAATGGTTCAAAGCCCCATCTCCTCTTGTCTTGCTTTGCGCGGCGCTTGAACAAACATATCTGGTTGGTCATACGCCAGGCGGATTCGAGCGCACGCGCCTTCGAAATAGCCTTCATCAATCTCGATGCCGACGAAATCTCTTTCGGTTTTGATGCACGCAATTGCCGTGGTGCCGCTGCCCATGAAAGGATCAAGGACCGTTTTTGCCGTATTGGTTTGGAGAATATTAAGTGGCAGCTTTAGTGGATACGGAGCCGGGTGCTTATCGTTGGCTTCCTGCGGGATATACCAGACGTCACCAATGCCTGAGGCAGATTTATCGCGTAACCGGAAATCTGGCTTGGCGACTATGACTACCCATTCATGCGTCGGGACATAGAATGCCGGCGAAAAATTTATGCCGCCGGCGCGCGCCCATATGATCACCTGTCTAACTGGCAAATCCGGGATGTAGGCCAGCGGCGTTACCAGACAGCCATTTAGAACGCGGGGCTTGTGATTGTAGAATATGGCGCCAGCATCGGTTAGCCGCTCATAAAGCGCTGAGATCAAGCTGTGCTGCCACGCTACATACTCTTCATGAGGCATCGCATCATCATAGGACGCGTAACCATTTCCAAGCCCGTCCGCGGCTGAAGCTCTTGACCATTTGCCTTGTCCGCCGCGGCCCTTCATCTTTGCCTCTGTAGAATAATGGCCCATCTTCTTCCCAGGGAAGCCGCCGCAGCTCGTATTGCCGAGATTATACGGTGGCGACGTTATCACCGCCTCGACAGGATCAAGCGTCGGGATGATCTCCATGCAATCGCCAAGATATAACGTGCAGCGGCCGATAGTTTCTTTGCGCCGGTAAGCCGTCACGCGCGCCTCCTGGCTGTGGTATTGGGGAACGAGAACAACATCATGCTCCTAGCTCCCGTCTTGAAAGGATATCCGGTGCTCCGGTTGTCTCGATATGCCGACGAATCCCGTTGCGATAAGCGCTCTGATCCTTCTTGAAAAAGGCGGCGCGCTGGTTGAATGTCAGATCGTCGCGCTGAGAGTAAATCTCGTAGTAGCAATGGAACTTCGCCGCTGTCGGTCCGGGCTGACGGGAATTACCGAAAATATGCCGGTATGGAACGCCAGGATGATAGGCGTCCAGAATCCCTTCGCAGATTTCCTTCATGGTCTTGGCGCTTGCCGGTTCGCGACCGAGATAGAAGGTGAGCGTGTTCTTCAGCTTCTCGTTTTCTTGATTGACGGTGCGCAATTCGTGCTTCATCCTATCCAGCTCCTCGCGAAGCGTCTTGTTGACGTATCGGACGCTCGTGATGATTTCCGTGTAATATTGTTCCGTGCGGACAACCTTTGGCTTGGCCGGAGGATTGTTCATCAGCTTCTTGCGAAGCTCGACGGCTTGGCGCTGGGAATCGGTAATGGGGAGAGGAGCGTTCAATTCACCGCCTCCAACACTGCCGGCGGCATCCATGCTTCCTGTATGCTCCAAAACCACGTTGATCCGGGACGAATTCGCCCTCGCCTAGCGAGAAGCCTGAACTCCTCGTGCTCAATTTCCTTCGGATATTTTACCCAATACAGTTCCTTGAGCGCATCTGCAGCCTGTCGATGGATGATCCGCCAGTCCTTGAAGGGAACCTTGACGACGGAATAGGAGATCGCTGGCGGCCGGTTGAGCGCGTCCAACCGGCGTTGTTCAGCGCGGGCAAACCGCCCCAGTTCCGCCGTGGATGGGCAGAACTTCGCGTTGGCCTCTTCGATCCTTCCGGCCGTCAAAGCCTCCACAGTCGAGCGCACGGCCATAGGCGAGCAGTCCTGAACCGCCGTCAGATAGACGTCGAGCACTTCCTTCGGATCAGTGACTCCGCGAATAGGGAGCGCCGTCCAAAGCATCTGAAGCGATAAGATCACGTCGGGTCGATAGGCTGCTTGTCCGGTCATTGAATTGTTCCATTAAGTCACGCGTATAGTCGCTCATGTCGCCAGCACGACGCTGCGGTATGGCTCGTTGTGGAGGGCTGATTTCGTCTTCAAACCGTCCCTGGTTCAGCCAGGTAGCGGCATGAGGGATAAACTGCTCGTCACGCGTGGCGAAGTGTGGGAGCTGCCGACGAAGGCCTGCAATGATCAGCGCCGGATCGGTCCCGGCTTTCATTTCCTTGTCCCAAGCCTTTTGAGCTGCACGCTTCGAAACGCGGCGTGGGAACAATGACCAGAATTCTGCGAAGTCGTTCATGCTGCCAAAGCCTCCTTCGGATAAAATCGAGGGCCTCCGACGTGCTGGTCGTGAAAACGATACCAAGCAGCGTTGTCCTTGCCGGTGAATTTTGAATCCTCGATCCATTTCACGCGGCCGACGCTCACGATATGGCTGCATTGATCAAGGAAGGGATATGCCTGTCTTGTATGCGGCCAATCAGCGTCGAAAAGCAGCCAAGTTGGTGCGATCGACTGAAACCGCAGGATCATTGGGTGGAGAATTTCGCGGGTCCAAGGCGGGTTCGTAATGATCGCATCGAACTTCACGTGATTGATGGCAATCCCCGTGAGGGCATCGAAGCCCGTCTCAATATCGCCAGAGAAGGCGCAGGAAAGGCCATAGCCCTCCAAGGTGCGGATAAGTCGCCCCTCGCCCGCACAAGGCTCTGCGAACGACCGTATGCCCCTAAGATGTGGAAGCAGCGGCGCGACAGGTGCCGGCGGCGTTTGATAGGCATCGTTTTTTCGACGCTCGAAGGTTGATCTCTTTCCCATTATGCTGCCAACCCCTGTTCAAAGGGTTGGACCAGCACGACGCAACTCGCCGGCAGACCTTCGCCCCAGGTCATGATCAGTCGCTGGCAAAGGCTATCGTCCTTGACGATGCCGTGCATGACGAGAAAATCTGAGACCACCTTCTCATAGTTGCCTAGATCGCGTTGGCGCTTGTCTGGACGCTGTAGGCATATCGAGAGGCTGTATTCTCCCATCCCCTGCCTATGGCTTTCCTTGACGAACGTGGAGGCGAACTTCTCCCATGCGAGATATGCAGGTGTCTTGTGCCGGCCGCGCTTATTGCCGCCATTGGCATAGGCTGAATTCACGGAAGGGGGGAAAGGGAGGTGGAGACGGATCATGACTGCGCCCTCGGCTGGTAAGCAATCCGCGCGTGGTAGCCGCAATAGGAACCGTGGGTGCGCTCGGTGCCACAGAAGCCAAAGCCTTCCTGATGGACGTCGCCGATTGGCCATCTGCATGTCTTGTCGGTTAGTTCTTCCAGGCTGAGACGGAGCGGAATAGGCGGGATGCCGCTTGCAATCTGCGGCGTGTATGGCCGGGGCGTGGGTGGCAGCCCTGCCGCATCCCGTTCACGGCGTGCGTTCTGGATGCCCACGCGATCTAGGTATTTTGCCTTTGGTTCGGCAGCCTGCGTTTCGGGATGCGCAGCGCGTGCCTTTGATCGCGGCTGGCTTGCACCTTGTTTACGATTGCGAGGAATCTTAAGTCGCAATGCCTTGCCGATAACAGCATTGCGACTGCATCCTATGACGTCGGAAACATGCCTGGACGTTCTCCCCTTGGCCAACATCTCCGTCATGATGGCAACGTTTTCTGGCGTCCATCTGAAAGGCGGATTTTCCTCAGGTATGTCGAGGACGGCTGTATCGGCTTCGATCTTCTGTATCAGCAAGTGCGGGCCCTCGGAGGTGGGAGAAAAGCCGAGCTGCATTTGCGCAGTCTCGGAGTCTTCGGACGCTTTGGGGGGATCAAACGAGCGTCCGGTCGAAATCAAAGGTCGCTAATCTCCGGCGCGATCCAGTTGGCGAGTTTGTCTCCCCAACCTCTCAATTTCAGCGCCAAAAAAATCCGGGTCCGTGTGCTCAAGAAACGTAGCAATACGGGCGGTCTTCTGGATGAAGTCGGCATATTCTTTCCTCGCCTTGTCGAAGAGTTCGCGCTCTTCTTTTGCTTTTGATGCCGCTGCGTGGAGCTCGATCATTTGCCAATGACGGACGATATCCGTGTCATGGTTCCACCAGGCGCGCAGTCGGCGTTCGGTCCATTGCTTTTCCGGCTCCCCCTTGTGGGGGAACAGTTCATTCAGTTTATCCAATGCCTTGCCGATCATGGCATAGACTTTGCCACCGCCGCCGATGGCTTGGATGTAGAATTTCGCCTGAGATACATCTGAAGCTACGTTAGACATCTGCTTTCCCTGTTCATGCTTTCCCGGTTTCCGGGTTGAAATTCCCATGATTTCATTTTCCTTCATGTGCGATGTTTCTCTTGTTCAAGGAGTTACACGCATGCACACGAAGAGTTATTCAGTCCGGAGCCACGAGGAGGAAGCTTCTTGCAAAAGCCCTCTCCTCGTCGTTCCTCAGTTTGACCAGGGCAAGCCCGCACTGGTCGTGACGACGTCGCTAAATCCGCCGCAGCTTCTTGGCGACGTCGTCTTTTCTATTGTCGAAAGGCTTGCAGTCGCTCGGCTTGAGCGGGCTGCAGAAAGGATGCGGGGCGAACGTGGGTGATATCTCCCTCGCCTGCGCCAAAAACATCACCCTCTTCCTCGCGAGAAATCCGCGCCGATAGAAGACAAGCCGCAAGCGCAAAGCCGGTACAGATGACACAGCCGAGAACGGTGATTGCAACGAAGGACCAACCGAGAGCGCACATCATGCCGACACCCTCTCAATTCCGAGACGAGCGGCGACGATAGGATGCTCGTTTATGAACCATTCCGGCTCAACGACGTCTGTTCCTTCGTCGCAGAGGAAAGGATAGGTGTCTTCGTGAAAACCACCGTCAGTGAGATCGATGAGGGCCAGCCACGCCTTCCGGCATTCGATGTGCTCGCGATAGGAGGAGAAATCCCCGTCGCATTTCATGGCGCAGTAATGATGCTCGGCGCCGATCTGAATTTCATGGCGGCACTGTTCGCAGACATGCGACTTTCGGCCGACGACTTTTCTCTCGTTGAAGAATTCGATACTCATGCCGGCACCTTTGAAGGATTGAGCATGGCGCGGAAAATCTCGATGGATGTCTTGCGCTCGACGACCGGGCGAAAATCCTTCGCATCGAAGGTGATCTCGGCTTCCCAAAGCTCGCCTTCGAAAAGCAGATCGACTTTCTGATCAGGGATTTCGACAAGCTTGATGCAGGGCTCACCGCCGACGAAGCCGAGTGATATCGTGCGAACGGTGTAAACGCGCCCAACCTTCGGGCCGATGATCTCAGAGAGGATCACATGCCCGGCAGGTCCCGCCAGGACGTCATCGACGCAACAAACCTTCTGCCCAACGTGGAAATTGCACTTCATGACCTCGATCCTTCTTCATTATCTGGGGCCGAAAGCCTCGCAAATTCACCGTAAAACTCGATGGCTTCCGCGGCATAGGCGGCATGGGCCTCGTGCTCCGTGTCAAACAAACCGAGATAATAGTTATTTTTGCCCTTCTTGATTTGTGCTTGAAAACGACCAGACCCTTTATGGACGGTCACTCCCTTGGATCGAACAGCTCCCCATGGAGCGCGATTGGCACTATTCTGCGATCCAGATGCTTTTCTAAGGTTCACGAACCTATTGTCGCTGCCATTGAGGTTTCGGTGGTCAACCAAACAATCAGGCCATTCACCTGTCATAAGGAACCAAGCGAGCCTATGTGCAGAATAAGAGCGTTCCCTGAATCTAACCTTTCGATATCCGTCTGGAGCCGGGACGTCGGCTCTTCTCCCCATTTTTAGACGACCACTAAGTCTAGTGAAGATGCCAGAATGCGGGTCATAACCGATATGATCAGCGATTTCAGAAACAGGAGGCAAACCGATGGTCATGATTTCCCCCTCCCAGGTCTGGGTTGATCTTTCCGAGTGCCGTCAGCACCTTCGATTGCCGCTTGAACGACTTCGCACTGACATGCTGGAAAGCGCGGGACGATTGATGCCGACTGAATTGCTCCGCTATCGTCACAACGCCAGCATTTCGCGGCGCCGAAATTCTTCGAGAACAGGGTTTCAAACTCGTCTATTAGGGCGGTGGTCATTTCGTTGCCCTCAGCCCACTCGCCCGCTCAACAGCCTCAGCTTTCCGGCCGTCCTCTATCCACATGCGGGTTATGAAGGCGAGCCAGCCAAGGGTGATGAGGGCACATGAGAGGTAATATTGGGTCATTTCATTCCCCTGTAGAGCTATGGGCAGTGGCGAGCGCGTCTCCGAGTATCTGCCGCAACGCCGCGATGTCTTCTGGCGTGAGAGCGGCTTTGGGCGCATCAGACGGACCCACCATGGACGAAGGTGGCCGCGGTATTTCAGCATCCAGCGGGCGCCAGAGATGAAGGCATGTCGGGTGGCAATTGATATGATCGGACGGCGGCACGTGCAGTTGCATGGCCGTTTCTTCGTCCTTGAAGAACAGGCGCTTGACGTGCTCCATTTCCGCCCAGTTCGGGCAGCGGTTGCGCCGCGACACGGAAACATGATCCCACCCATCGCCAGCAGACGCGACGATAGTCAGTTCGGCTTTGTCCACAGGCGACGGAACCTTGAACATTCCGCACGTGTCGTCACCAGCCCAGCCCCAAAAGGCGTTGCCTCCGGATACGTTGCGATACATTTCGAGGAGATTGAGATTTCTCACGTGCGCTCCCCTCCGTCTATCTGGGTGGGGAGTGGGAAGGACAGAGGCGCCCAATGCGTATAGTGAGCTTCGGGCAATTCCCGGTAAAAGCCGCCGAACCCGCCGCCCCTATCGCGGAAGAAATCTACCTTCCAGTAAGGCTTGCGAGCGTTGCCGTTGTGAGCCCGACGATTCCCAGGCGAAAAGCAGAGAATGTCTGTTCCGTCCTTCGGAGCGGTTTCGATAGGTTGCCAGACGGTCATGCTGCCACCTCTAAGATTTGCCGGCGCTTTGCCGACCAAACCTCCATGAAATCATCAGCCGAAACGTCTCCGTTCGTTGCCTCAATGATCGTGAACATCGTATCCAGCAACGTGTTGTCACCATTCATGATGCGCCAGAGCTGCACCCTGCTCAGTCCAACCATGCGGGAGAATTCGCCAACGCCGATTTCATTAGCTCTGAGGTATTGGGCCAACGGATGATTGTTGCCGCTGCTCGCCGCATCCACTCGTGGTTCTATGGCTCTAGAGGCCATGAAATCGCTTATCTCAGGAGTGAGCTCAAACCATTCCCCGCGAATTCTGTTCGCCTTGAACCGTTCGTGAAGATCCTTCTCGTCGGACATGCTGCCTTCGATAATGGCCAGCAGCACGCATCTCGTAGGGCAGCCAACTGTAAGGTCGCTGAAACGGCGCTGCGGATCGTTCGAATACCCGATCTTCACGCGGCCTTGTGTCTCGATGAAATAGATCATGCCGCGTTCTCCGTCTTATCGAAAACGTCCGGACGGAGCTCATACTTTGGAATGCCAGTCGCTAGCGAAACCGCATTGACGCGGTTCAGCGGAACCTCGTTCCATTGGGAAATGGCAGAGGGGTTGATTTCAAGCGAAGCTGCCAGAGAGATCCGGCGTCCGCGTTCGGCGTTGAGGTATTCTCGAAGCTTGTCCATGAGCCCAGTTTAAGTGGTGCTTAAGTTAAGTCAAGCTGAATTTTTAAGTGAGGCGATATGGAAAGCATTTTAAGTGCGGGCGAATATAGGGACATGAGCAGAGTCGTCCCTAATTTCAAAAGGCCGAAGCCAAAGTACTTCTTCAAAGAATGGAGAAAGCACCGCGGTATGACGCAGGAAGAGCTCGCCGAAGCTATCGGCGTGACGCCTCCGAGCATTTCGCAGCTCGAGCGTGGCATTCAGGGTTTTTCGGATTCGACGCTCGAGGCGCTAGCCTATTCGCTCAATTGCAATCCAGGGGATCTCCTCATGAGAAACCCGCTGGATGAAGATGCGCCTTGGACGATCTGGGATAATGTAAAAAAGTCGGACCCGGTTAAGCGCAGAGCGATTATAGCCGTCGTCGAAACAATGCTGAAAACCGGGACCGGTGGTTAAACGTGAAGCGCCAAAATCATCAATGGCACCTTCTTGTCAGCCGGATCATACTTGACCTGGACGTAGTTCAGGTGCGGCATTTCTCTCCGAATCATTGCCTCAATTCTGGCGACAATGGCGGCGACCGATTCTGCTCTTGCATCCGGGACGGCGATAAACGGCGTGGCAGCTACTCCGAAAAACTCTCTACGCAACATTGGCATCTCCCCCACGTGCAAGCTATCAACTATGCGTATAGAACTGTGGTAGGCAATCGGTAAGTCTACCTAAAATTAAGTATTTTTGTTAGGTGTCTAATTAGTGTCACACTTGCTTATATCTGTGTCACTTTTTCATAATTCTTGATCAGCTTTTCGCGCCATCCCTTCGGCGGCGGCCAACAAATGCCCCAATTACCGAGCGTGCCAGCTTTCCAGCCACCTTTCGGTGTCATCGCCGCTCTAATCTCCTCGTCGCTCACCGCAGCGGTTATTTTGTCGAGTGGCGATTTTCCTTTCGATTTCTTCGATGGTTTTGTCACTGGCTTAGAACGATATTCTAAGAACTCCTCCATGCGCGCTAGGAGCGCCGGGCCTTTCATCACATGAAAATTAATGCCGCCGAATTTCTTGAGCTCCTTTTCGGTGAAGCTTTCCGCGACACAGAGCGCGAGCCAATATTCGTTCATGCCAGGCTCGTCAGGTTTCCCGCGCATGGCCTTAACGTACGCGACACATCGCGGGTACTTGTTCAGATTCATCATGGGTACTTCCTCTTTTAGAACTATCCATTCTTCTCTTAAGGCCATTGTATTTCAGGGGCTTCGAACCGGTTCAGACTTTAGGAAACGCACAGAAATCCCTAGCCTACCGGGTACCCCCAGCAGCCGGATCTCTGTGCGAAAGGAACTTCGAGCTCGGACGAGCTTTGAGGTTTCCACACATCCACGGCACGCCATATGTCGACGCGTTGCCTGTCCGCTTCATGCTGCATTTCTATTGGCTCAGGAGCCTCATGCGCCGGGGTGCAGTCCCGTTGTCGTTGCGCCGTCCCTCTGGTTTTTCATTGGATGTCCAGCCACCCTATGCGGTCCCTATCGTCCGACGTACATCCCAGGTCCGATACCACCGCAACCCTTCAGCGATAGACACAGCCGGGGCCGCATCGTCGCATCGCCATCCCTTGCGGGGTAGGCCTACCTGAGACGACTGGTGGAAAGGATTGGCAAGAGGGTATCGAAATGATATCATCGATATCACTGGTTCCGGTCGCCAAACCTTTTTCACCAGTCACCGCCCCGGCTCTCGCAAAAGAGCGCGGGGCATTTCTTTTTCTACATCCGCGATTCCCAGACGTCAATATTTTTTAAGTGGCACTTATTTTAGTGCTTGCAATAAATTTAAGTCGGGCTTAAGTTCGTTCTCACAAGACCACGGAACTTGACGGCGCAAACCTGATCTTCCGCTCTCAGACACGGAGAACGACAATGGCCAACATCATTTGCATCAACGGATACGACCAGCCCGACAATTGCGAGCATTGCGGCAAGCGTCTGATCCACGGCGTCCGTACCAACACGCACGGCACGATTGGCGCTGACTGCTTCGTGAAGCTCATCAAAGCCGACAGGAAGCGTTTCAGCGGCAACGGCAAGCCTACTGCTTCGATGGTCCGCGACTTCGCCAAGATGGTCGAGCGCCGCTCCGCACAGCGTCTTTCGGAAATGGGCTACAGCCCGCGCCACTTCCAGTTCGAATTGGGAGAGGCAGCATGAGCGCGAACCTCAAAGCGGTTTCTGCCGCGATTGATGCCGTTCACAAGGCTTTCGGCGCTCCCGGCGACTACGGCTACGGCACGCCAAAAGGCGATGCGCTGATGGCTCTCTATCGCTCGCAGATAGCGATTTCCACAGCCTCAGAACCTGTTGCCTGGGCCTCCAGTTCCGAGATGCGACGCAATCAGCTTCTGAGCGCTGCTCAATACAAAAACGCCCTGCCGAAGAACGTGGTGGATTTCGACATCCCTCTCTACGCGCATCCCTCACGCTAACCCACCACGAGGCGGGCCCTTCCGCTGACAGACGCAGAATGGAGAACACGGATATGACGCACGAAGACCAGAAGTCGATCAACGACTGGATCACCGAAACCTTCGGTGAGGCTGGCAGCAATTTCTCCGTCGCTTCCCGCGCCAATCAGGAAATGTCCGAATTGCTCATGGCGCTTGCTGTGGACGATTTCGACCCGAAGGCAGTCGAGGAAGCGGCTGACATCGTGATCGTGCTCTACCGGCTCGCTGAGAGGCTTGGCGCTGATCTCATGGCCGAGGTTGACCGAAAGATGCTCATCAACCGAAGTCGCCAGTGGAATGTCGCTCACGGCCACGGCTACCACGTCAAGGATCAGGATCACCTCGCTCTGCCATCAGATGTCATCGAAACCCTACTGGCAATAGGTCCTGTTGAGTGGGGTCGGACACACAATCAGAACGACGGCAAGCATATCGATGATCTTGAGAACACGCTGAAACTGACACGCCAGCACTTCGGTATCGAAGTGAAGGAGACAACTATTCATGGCGTGTATTTGGCCGGAACCGCCACTGTTCTTGCCCACACCGGAATGAGCCCGAACTCACCCCAACACGCTCGTATCCTTGTAGGCGCATGGAACCAGCTTGTTGAAGCCGCCAAATCTCATCTCCAAGCCACAGCCTAACCCTCAACTCACCACCCCCGGAACCTCAGCCCTGTCTGATCTTCCCCTGCGGTAAAAAGGAAATGGAAATGGCCAAGATCCAAGCAGATATCGTGAAAACAGCCATAGAGGTTGCAGCGCGCTATCATAGCGGGCCGTCCGCTTCCGGTGATCTAGCTGGGATGATTGGCGAGGCACTGACGGCAGAGCGCAGGCGTTGCGCAGAACTAACGATGCCAGCTCTTACCGAGTGCGCTGAATATTTCGCGCAAAGATCTGATGCCGATTGCGATCAGGACGGCTTTATTCCGAACGAGGAAAACAAGCTGCTGACACTGGTCGATGATGTGGTCAATCGCATCAAACAAGTGATGCCAACAGTAATCATTGGCGAGGAGACAATCGCTCGTCTCCGGTCTGGTGAAGCGGTCGAGGCGGCGGGAATCGTGATGTTTCCGGCGAGCAATCTTAGACCATTTTCCAAAGCTATTTCAAGCACCACGCCTCAAGACGAGGTGAAGCCATGAGAGTTCATTGGAGGCCAGCGACTGGCAATATCCGCTGCGACAATTGCGGTTCCGGAGAAGTCGTTTTGCACTCGGAATGCTGGAAATGCCTTCGATGCGGAGAAAAGTGGTCCAGCGCCGCTTCCCCCTCCTCTCCTCCAACTGAATAGGACGCGGACATGACCGAATACGTGATTTCAGACACGCAAGCTCTCCTGGCGGTCGATACCGTAAAGGGTGGCAAGCGATATTTCCGCGAGAGCGAATTCTTCGGAAAGAACCTGACGGCGCAGGACGTCATCAGCGAAGTTGGCGACACGGCAATACGCATTTACCGCCTCGACGTTGATCCGATGGGCTTGATTGAGGACATCACCGAGCGCGTTGCCCGCGAATATCTCAACATCGCCGACAACGATGAGTTCGGCGTCCAACCATCGGCGCTCCCCACCTATGTCCGTCAGAGCACCGCATGGGCCGTCTGGCAGGACGATGAGCGGGATATGTCCCCTGTAGGCGTCAACGCTGCCCACCGGCTCGCTTTGTCACATGCTACAGGTACTCTCGACCACAAGTCGCAGGGCCTCGTTCGCGGGGCGGTGATGTCATGAGCGAGCTTTCACGAAGCACCGAACGTTGGGCCGCTTGCAGCCCGAAGGCCATCTCAGAAGGATCACAGGCGCAAGTCCTCTATGCGCTGCAGGATGCGCAGCACGATATCGCTTTTCTCGCAGATGAGATCAAAGCCGGAAACTTTGGCTTGTCTCTCGCAAACGCTGAAATCGAACGGCTAAACGCTGTTCTTGAAGCAACTCAGGCTGCTCCGAAGGTGAATGCGTTGGTATGGAACAAGTCGATTATGCCGAGTTGGAATGACGACTGGCATACGACTTACCCGCTTCAATACACGATACGCTGCGCTGATGAGTATGGCTGGAAGTGGTCTCTGGCAAATGGTTTTGGCTATGCGTCTAGCGCCGAGCAAGCCAAGCGTGACGTTCAGGCCGATTTTGAACGCCGCGTTCTCTTCTCCATCTCCGCACAATCCGATGAAGGGGAAGATAGATGATCAAGCGCTACACTGAAACATTTACCGGACGAGTGCTGGATAAAACCGGCGATTACGTCCTCTACACAGATCATGTAGCCGCTCTCGAAGCCGAGAAGGCGACTGACCGCACGCCCGTTTCAAATGTGAGGGGGATAAATACTGACCTTCTTGAGGCTCTGAAATACGTCAGGCGTTTCCTCAACCCCGAGGATCACGACGTCTCCTATGTTGATGATGTCATTGACAACGCCGAGGGACGGGGCTTGTACGCCGCCACGAAGGAGGGCGAGTAAATGAACACCTGCCCTTTGAAGCCGCAGCCTGATGATCGGTTGCCGTATGACCTTCGTCTTCAAATCGGTAAGGCGCTTGATCGTCTAGTCTGTGACGAAAGCACGCCAGAGCAAGTTGATACATTCATAGAAACGTTCGCCGCATTTGGCTTAACAGTTTCCGCCATCATTCCATCTCCCGCTCTCGAAGCCAATCAGCAGGTTATCGAAACACTGCGGGCGGCGCTGCAAGCACTGTTGATCCAAGCGCTCCAAAGCGAACTGAACACCCCGGCTAACGAATGGGGTTGGGAAGCGATTGGCATGGCCCGCGCCGCTCTCTCCGACAATCCGAAGGGAGAGGGCAATGCGCTGTGATTTCCGATCCGACAATGCTTGCTCGTGCGTCTCATCCTGCGCAGTGCAGCCCAAGACAGTACCTCCGCTCATCCGTCCAGAGCGCCAGGACATCAAGACGGCAATAGCCTTCGGCATTCTCGTGGCCGGGCTCGTGTTCGGCGGGGCGCATGTTCTCAATCACTATGAACATCAAGCGGTTTTAGCGAGCGTGTAATGCCGAACCTATTCGAAATGCCGAGCACCGAAGAGAAATTGATCGAGCCAGTCAACCGAGTGCTGGCAACCGCAAAGACAGCCATGGAGGCGAGAATGGGAAATGCAGTAGAAATCCAACGGCCTAACGAAATCGCGCCAGCGGAGCAGCCACGGGCCATCATGACGCCTATGGAGATGCTTGACCGCGCTGTGTCCAGCAATGCGAGCGTCGAAACGTTGACGCAGCTCATGGTGCTGCAGGAGCGTTGGGAAGCCAACCAGGCGCGCAAGGCGTTCGACAATGCCATGGCTGCGGCCAAGGCAACCATGCCCTCGATCGTCAAGAACAAGAAGGTGGATTTTACCACAGCGAAGGGCCGCACGAACTATCAATACGAGGATCTGGCATCGATCATGAACCAGATCGGGCCGGTTCTGTCGGCAAACGGCCTATCTGTTCGCTACCGCACGCAAGCTGAACCGAACCTGCCGATTTCTGTCACATGCATCATTTCGCACCGCATGGGCCATAGCGAGGAAAATACCCTCATGGCCGGCCGCGACGACAGCGGCAACAAGAACAGCATTCAAGCGATCGGCTCTACCGTGACCTATTTGCAGCGCTATACGCTCAAGGCGGCGCTAGGGCTAGCAGCGGCGGCTGATGATGATGGCGGCAAGTCCGAGCAGACAACGGACGAAACGAAGCTCATCACGGAAGCGCAGGCATCTGTCATTCGCGATCTCATTGAACAGGCGGAACTTGACACCGCGAAATTCTGCGAGCGCTGGCAGATCGACGCGGTCACCGACATTCCGATAAAGCAGTTCAACGAAGTCGTCGGCTCGCTTCGCCAGCGCATCGCATATCTTGCTAACCAGCAGAAGCAAGGGAGCGCAGCATGACGCTCCAAATCTTCGATTGCGACCAGAATTCGCCGGAATGGCTGACTGCCAGAATGGGAATTCCGACGGCCAGCAAGTTCGCCACTGTCATGGCGAAGGGCGAAGGCAAGACGCGCAGCGAATATCTCCGGAAGCTTGCCGGGGAAATCCTGACCGAGGAGCCGTCAGAATCCTTCTCCAACGTTCACACTGAACGAGGACACGACATGGAGGAGTTGGCGCGAACGGAATACGCCTTCATGACCGGCAACGAGCCGGTGCTCGTCGGGTTCATCCGCAACGGCAACAAGGGCGCGAGCCCTGATAGCCTTCTCGGGACCAATGGCGGCTTGGAAATCAAGACGGCCATGCCTCACATCCAGATCGACCGGCTTGAGCGCGACCGCTTGCCACCCGAGCACAAGGCCCAGGTTCAAGGCAACCTCTGGATATCCGAGCGCGAGTATTGGGATTTCGTTTCGTATTGGCCAAAGCTGCCGATGCTTACCGTCCGCGTCTATCGCGAGGAAGACTACATCAAGACAATGTCCGACGAGATCGATCGGTTCAACGATGAACTGGCGGAGCTTGTCGAGCGCGTGCGCCGCTATGGCACGAAGGAGGCCGCATAATGTTTCTGTCCCGATACAATGACCGCCCATCCTCGCTGAAGCTTGACCACGAAATTGATAATGGTGGCCGCAAGGGGAAAATCCATTCGCTGAATGATTTCGATATCACTGTCTGGGAGGACGGAGAGGTCACGGCTCAGCGCAAGCATTACGTGACAACTGATCCCGGAAAGCATTTTCCAAACATGTCCGTGAGCGACGGGGCAATCAACTTCCCAATTGAAGATCTGGTTTCCTTCATCCTTGACCGTATCTCGGCCGAAGAACTTGCCGATGGCCTCTTGAACGATGCCGATGCCCGAGCCGCCCTCGTCTACAAGATGGCAGAGCGTTATGCATCGCCGGGCTTTGAGGATGTGGACCGTCGAGAATTCCTCAATAAGATTCAGGTGCAAATACACGCCAGATCAGTCGACAAGGCCATTGAGCGGCTCAACGATCAGGAGACAGCGCACCGTTCAAGGTCAGATTACTACCGGTGGAAGGACGTGGAACTTGGCCACTACACGGGCCTATTCGAGCGTTACCGCGAAGCACTGTACGAGCTTCGGGAAGCTGGGAAACTGGATGACGAAGGGGTGCTAAACCGCACCAAATACCTGACCACGCCCGAACGGCTGGACGCATATATTAAGGAAAATCGCGACCCAATCGCGAAAGAGAGCGTCGGGCCGCAGTGGTATGAGAGCCGCGATTACTGGCGCTTGGAGCTGATGAAGTTCTTTCCAGAGCCGGAAGTTGAAAACGATACCGCCGAAGCGGAGGCGGTATAATGGGCAGAGCGCTTCTGGTTCTGGAAACACCGCATGATCGCCGCAAGGCAGTCGACTGGATTGGCAGAGCGCCGGTCGGGACGCGCGTTGAATTTAAAGCGTCGAAGCGCAGTCTTCCCCAAAATGATCGTCTTTGGGCCATGTTGACCGACATCCAGTCTCACATGAAAGCGCTTGGCCAGGACTTCACGACCGACCAGTGGAAGGTGATTTTCATGCATGCGGCCGGCAATGAAATGACGTTCCTGCCGACGCTTGATCGCAAGACCTTCATCCCCTACGGCCATTCGTCATCGGACCTTTCCAAGGAAGAAATGACGGACCTTATCGAGTTCATCATGGCCTGGGGTGCTGAAAACGGGATCATCTTCAAAGACCCGAAAGACAATTCCAATTCCGGCCCCCCCTCGCCGGATGCTGCGGACGTCCCTCCAACGTCTGCTACTGAGGCTGGCGATTCTTCCCCTGAGTTGCCAGCCTCAGATCCTTCCGATGACATGCGAGGCCAGCTTATCGCTTTCACGGCGGTAATCGTCGGCATCCTCAAGAACAACCCGCTTGGCTATAAACAGCAGCTATACCAGTGCGAGCAAACCCTTGCTGACTGGAAATACGCCGTACCGGAAGCCGGCCACGCCAAGATGGATTCCATCTCGCTCGGCGCTGAGGCTGTCATTCGCGGCAAGAGAAGCCTCACCCAGTTCATTAATTACGTGGCGACCGATCTGCTTGATTGCACTGTCGGCGAGCTAGGAGGCTGAGATGGCTGATGAGAAGGACTACTTCGCAAGCGCGGTCGTCACGATGAAAATCCGCGTCACCAGCAACGGCCATTGGGGCAGCGAGGCGACCGTCTCCGAAGTCCAGCGCATGGGTGGGCAAGAGACGATCAACGCCATCCAGAACGCGCTTCGCGAGAGCCGATTGAAATATGAAATCGTCGGCACTCCTGAGGTTGGCGCCGTCACGTGGGAGATCAAGAAATGAAACTCGAGCGTTTAATCCGAAACACCATCGATTCCTGGCAAGCCTGGTTCCTCCGCAAGAAGCTGCACAGGAAAAGCCCGACGCTTGCCGATCTTGACCGCAAGGAAGCCGCAGCACGCGCTTTGCACCGTCCGACAAGGGAAATAGCCGCTGAACGCCGGCAAGTCATACTGGGGCTGCTGGGTGGAAAGGTGGGGATGTGATGTTCGAGCATAAGATCAAGGATGGCCTCCTCCTTCTCTGCATCGTCAAATCCCACGACCGAAAGGCTGCGATCAATGCTGCCGTGAAGCGGGCTGTCGAGTTTCAGGAGATGGGCTTTGCCCCGATGATCGACAACGTCGACGCCGAGACATGGGCGCTTGTGGATGACGTTCATGATTGGGAAAAGAGTACCATCCAATGAGCGGCTTCCGAATAGCACGAGACATCCGTCCCGACGCCACGCCTAAGGCCAAGGCTGTGAAGTCGAAGGACTTTCTGTCGTTCATCCACGACTGTCCAAGCGTGATCAGTGGCCAGTCCCCAGTTCAAGCCGCACACCTGTCGGCCGCTGATCCTTACTACCTTCACTATGGACGCGGGAAAAGCTCGAAGGCAGGCGACCGTTGGATACTTCCAATCACATTTCAGGAGCATCTCGCCAGCCATGATTACCCCGGCGGCGAACTGGCGTTCTGGGCAGCGCACGGCATCAATCCTCATGAGCTTTCAACAATCATCTGGGGCGCGTTCTGCGAGCGCGGGACCGATGCTCTGCCGTGGGTGATCGCCAAGATCAATGCTGGACTGAGGACGGAGTCATGACAATCGAAGAGCTAATATCGGCGCTAGAAAAGGCTGACGGGCCAAGCCGGGAACTGGACGCGGAAATTGATGCCGCGCTCCGTATCGGCTCTGACACGCTCCCTGCGTGGGCTTGGAAGAATTTCGCCAACTGGCGAGCCAAGCACAAGGGAACATGCGAGGTCATGCATGACAATGGCCAAGGTGGCCTCTGGTGGGATAGCCAGCCGTTCACGTCATCGATAGACGTGGCGCTTGGTCTCCTAGCCCGCGTGCTCCCCGGTTGGCACTGGTACGCTGGGAGTTGCCCTCCTGATTTTCGGACGAACAAGGACAAACCTTTCAGCGCTGAGCTGATCGGACCGGTAACGTACGCCGTTGTCGACAGAGACGTGGGCGAAGAGCCGATATACGACACATCGAATGCCATGGCCTCTTCGTCACCGATTGCTCTCGTCCTCGCTATCATTACCGCCCTCAAGGCCAAGCAGGTGCAGCCATGACCGATAATCCAAGAGGAAACTGCATCTATTGCAAGGGCCACGGCTGGAATTGGCAATTGCCTCCCGGCATGAATGCCTTTGCCATGCGGATGGAAGCTATCACACGGCTGTCCCGTAAGGTGACGTGCCATTGCTGCCTTGGAACCGGGTCTTCAGAATTTGCAATCCCGGTAGACAATACGGCCCTCAAACCCGAGGAACCGAAATGAAGCTCACTCCCACCCAACGCGAATACCTAGACCGCCTCACCAAAGGCCCTCAGTGGCTCGTAAACCGGCAGATGCCTTGGTTAGACAGCCTCGACAGCCGCGAATTGATCAAGATCGTCGGAAATTCTGTCTATATCACAGACGCAGGGCGTGCCCTCTTGGAAGGGGGGACGGCATGAGCGGGATACCAGAAGACGTTTGGGTTTCGGCGCGGGAAACGTTCGATTTGGTGCGCGGCCTTCAGGGTGAACTTTCGCACGCTAAGATAACCGTGATCGCCAACGCCATCCTTGCCGAGCGCGAACGGTGCGCCAAGCTCGCTGAAACCGTTCCCCCAGCCAAAGACATCGTGAGCCCGGAACGCTGGGTGCCAATAACTGACGACTACGGCGAGCCAACCGGCATGATGATGAAGAAAGGTGAGGTTCATCGGGTCAACTTTCGCCGGTCGATCGCGGCCGCTATCCGTGCGCTTGATTGCTTTCCGGAGGTCGAATGACCCGCACCCTCCCCCCTCATATCACCCCCACTGCTGTCCTAGCCGCAGCCGAAGTCCTGTTTCGATCCGATGCGACGAAGCTTGTCCACGACGAAGCTCGCCGCCGTAAAATCCATCCCAATGACCGACAGGCATGGATAGAGCACTATATTGCCGTTCGTGTTTATGAGCTTGGGCTGAGGCTGGAAGTGGGAGGGTGCGATGATTATGCGATCTGACCAAGTGCCGTATTGGCCAGCAGCGATGGACCAGAAATCTGCCGCAGCATATTGCGGCGTCTGTGTCGAGACCTTCAAGAAGGTTTGTCCGGTTCGTCCACTGAAATTCACACAATCCACAAGGGGAGAGCGTTATCTTCGCCAGCGTCTCGACGAATGGCTGGTTTCGATCGATCCCAACACGCAAAGTGCCGCACCAAGAAAAAGCTTGGCGGAGCGGCTTTATGGTGGTCACGTTGAAAATCACAGGGCTTAACATCGTCAACGCTCGCGGCAAGCTATACGTCTACGCCCGCGATACCGGAGAGCGCCTGTACGGGCCATACGAGGGCACCAAGCCCGATCTCAAGCGGTTGCTGGCTGATGACAAGGATTTCATCGCCAAGTGGAACGCTCGACGCAGACCGGAAATCAAACGCACCTATGAACCTGGAACGCTTGGCGATCTGGTGCGATGGTTCGAGAACGAATGCCCGAAATACAAAAAGCTATCTGTCGCGACCAAGAAGGATTATACCGCCGCTTTCCAGCACTTGCGCGGGTTATTCGATGCCAAACTTGAGGAATTCGATACCGCCGAACTATACGATCTGCGCGATAAATGCGCGATGGAGAAATGGCCGCGCTTTGCCGACAAGATGATTTCCGCCCTTTCGTCCATGTTTGGGCAAGGCGTGAAGCGCAAGAAGCTGCGGTCTAACCCGGCGCGAGGTATCGACAAAGCCCACACCTCGGACAAGAACGCGAATCGGGAATGGATAGCGGGTGAGTTCGAAGCCGCTATTGCTGACGCCCCAGCCAATCTAAAAACCATTATGATGATTGCTAGACACGCCGGCTTTCGAGGACAGACGATCGCCGCGCTCACCTGGCGGGAATATCAAGCTGACGTTTCGTATGGGAAGTGCTTCCGCGTCGTCACAAGGAAGAACAACGAGGTAGTTTGGGTGCCCGCCGCTGTCGAGCTTCAGACGCACCTGGACGAGATCAAGGCAAACGCGACGACGATAGCCACGCACATCACGACACGAGCCGACGGGACGCCTTGGGAGAACGAGGTGCAGATGCAGACTGAGATCAGCCATTATCTGCGGGACTTGGAAGGTAAGGGGAAGATTGGTGCTGGAACGACCCTGCATGGGCTGCGGGTTACGTATGCCGCCGACCTTAAACGGTCTGGGGCGGATACGGGAGACATTGCCGCAGCACTAGGCGACAAGTCGGAAAGAATGGGTGCTCACTATACCCGGCATGTTGAAAACGAGGCGAAGGTTATAAGGGCTTTTGCCGGGAAAAGGTCGCGGGCCAAGAACGGTGAGTGAACAGGTTTTGCAAAACACGAGGGATTGTTTTGCAAACTCCGACTTGACGGAATCGCCTAAGTGGTTGATTTGAAGGGGATGCGGACGTGGCGAAACTGGTAGACGCAAGGGACTTAAAATGCCTTGCAAAGCCCATAGAATATGGATTCTTGCCGCAAAACATCTCTAAATTTTCGACTAAATACCATGGAACATAATGAGATTTGCAAAACAATTTCAGTGCGAATTTTGAACCGTGCGTGTTGCAATATGCAACGTGGCATGCGATAGGTGATTTGCCAATCGTGGTGAAAGCAACGGCTACTTCTTTGAAACAAGCCAACCGTTGCTGCTTGTTCCCGAATGGTTTGAAACAGCAGGCGTGGCGTAGAGTTCGGGTACTTCGCTTTGGGAGCCGTAGGTCGCAGGTTCAAATCCTGTCTCCCCGGGCAATCCGGGGAGTGGCGCAGTCTGGTAGCGCGACGTCACGTTCCGAGTTCGATTGTTCCCGCCTGCTGTTTTATTCCGTTTGGGTGAAAGTCATTTGGTGGATCGGTGCCGAAGATGTCGGTTACTTCCATGCTAAGGACGGGGTCGGTGGTTCGAATCCACCTGTCCAACTTCGGTTGGATGTAGCTCAGGGGTAGAGCACGTAATATCCGGTGTCGCTTGTTGCCCGGTCCTCCAAATGACTTTCGTTCAACCTGGAGAGAAACATGCGTTTGAATACCGCAACCAATATCCCCCGCCAATTCACCCATGAAGGCGCTCCAGCGAAACATATTTCGCCAGAGCAGACTTTGCGGCGCTCCGTCCTTTCCTGCCTCCTCTGGGAGAAGGAATTCTATGAGGACGGCAAGACGATTGCTGATCGCATCATGGAGAATGCCGCTGCGGTTTCACTTGAGACCGTCGCCGCACTTTCGGTCGAGGCCAGAAACGTCCACGGCCTTCGCCATGCGCCGCTCCTGTTGCTGCTCGATCTCGTCCGCCGTGGTGGCCCTGATGTTTCGGAGGCAATCGCCAAAACGATCCGCCGCGCCGATGAAATGGCCGAACTGATCGCGCTCTATTGGCGGGACGGCAAGAAGCCTATTTCTAAGCAGATGAAGCTCGGGCTGGCGAAGGCGTTCGGCAAGTTCTCCGAATACCAGCTTGCGAAATATGATCGTGAAGGAGCCGTCCGCATCCGCGACGTGCTGTTCATGACACATCCGAAGCCGAAGGATGCCGAACAGGTTGCCTTGTTCAAGCGCGTTGCCGAAAAGCAACTCGTCACCCCTGACACATGGGAAGTCGCACTCTCCGGCGGCGCCGACAAGAAGGAGACGTTTGAGCGCCTTATTCGCGAAGGCCAGTTGGGCTATCTCGCCCTGCTTCGCAATCTGCGTAATATGATGGAGGCCGGCTGTGACCGCGATCTTGTCAAGGATGCCATCGTTGCCCGCAAGGGTGCGGAACTCGTGTTCCCGTTCCGCTATGTCGCTGCGGCACGAGCTTGCCCGCAGATGGAGCCCGTCATCGATCAGGCGCTATGCGAGGCGGTAGCCTCAGGACCGCGCCTGTCGGGCACCACGGCTGTTCTGGTGGATGTTTCGGGGTCGATGGATGTCCAGTTGTCCGCGAAGTCGGATATGAAGCGCATCGATGCCGCTGCGGCTCTCGCATCGGTTATCAATGGCGACGTTCGGGCGTTCACGTTCTCGACGTCGGTTGTCGAAGTGCCGCCTCGTCGCGGGATGGCTGGCGTTGATGCCGTGATCCGTTCGCAGCCTCACGGCGGCACATATCTTGGCGCGGCAGTTCAGTTGATCAATGAGAACGTCAAGCATGACAGGCTTATCGTGATCACCGACGAGCAGTCTGCCGATCGCGTGCCAGACCCGATCGCGAAGAACGCGTACATGATCAACGTCGCGTCGGCAAAGCATGGTATTGGATATGGGAAGTGGTGCCACTTGGACGGGTTCTCTGAAACCGTCATTCGGTTCATCTCGGAAGTAGAGAATGACCAGTGAAGAACTGAAAAACGCAGCTATCAAGCTGTTCGGTGAGCGCGGGTGGCAATCCGCGCTTGCTTCACATTTAGGTGTCGATAGGACGCAGATTTGGCGCTACGTCACGAATGACAAAGTGCCGGGGCCGGTTGCGGCCGCTGTAAATTGCTGGCTGAAAAATGGAAATGCAGAATAATACCTAGCCATTCAGCCAAGCCAGAATCTTATGGTAGGAATTCGTCAAGACCAGCGTGATGAGAAACGTGATTGCTGCCGTGCCGATGCCTATGACCGCGAGCCCTCCGACTCCTTTGTTGCGCCAAATTGAAATTTGGTCGACAATCGGTTTCATCTCCGTCACGTCTTCCTGCACGTTGATGACGGTCGCCTCGACCTTCCCCACCCGTTCGATCATCGCATCCATGCGAGAGTGCATCGTTGCCCTGCTGGCGTCTGATTTGTCTTCAGACCGCCGAACGCTCTCCTGAAGATTCCGCATCCCGGCAACGAGTTCGCCAAGTTGCTGATGAACGCTCGGGCTAAATTCACCTGGGGTCATTTCATTCTTTCAGTTTATGGGGACGGAATTCCAGGCGAGTCCTATCAGGCAGACGAAGGCGCTCGTTAGCAGCAAGAACGAGACCACGCTTACGGAGATTGGCATTGGAGGCCTGACTGACGATTGGCTAAGATGTTCGGCGTTGGCGACTCGACCATTTGGTGCGTGCAGCTTGGCAAGAAGTGGGCTTGGTTTGACACCCCATGACTGAGTTGGGCGGGGGCGGGTTATGCCCCGATAAAAGCCATGTTCAGCACATTAATTGTTCCCGCGATGGCGCTGGTATTCAAGGCACGGACCCCAAGGATGATACGCGGTGTAGTCGCCGTCAGCGCGAATGGAGGGGTAATCATCAATCCTGGCCCGACAGCGGGCGGCATATTTCCTATTTCGTTACCAACCGTCGCGCCAGTGTCAAAACTATGCATATCCGCAACGCCGGGGGCGAATGTAGGACCATTGGCGTTGATAACTGCGGAAACAGCCTCCACGTTCGTCAACCCTGACCATCCATCAAGTTCAATCGCGAGACGCACATTGTCGCCTATCGTCAAACCGCTCAAGCTCTTAAACAGAGCAGTTATATCTGCAGTCGAATTCATCGTTCCGCCAAAAACGATCTGTTGAGCGGGGCGGCCTGTATTTGGCCCCGTGACCTTTGCATAGGTGCGAGTGTGGCCGGTATCGCCGGAATTACCACCGGACCAGCCGTTCGCCAAAGAACCAGAACCACCGGTCCCAACCGTGCCACCAGTGCTGTCGAGGGCAGGATTCGTGGATCTGGACCCACTCAGGTTATAGGTCGCATCGTAATTATCGGTATTCGTCATCGCCGTAAGGCCGGATGCGGTCATGAACCTGGCTTGGAATATCGGCAACAGACGCAATGCGCGCTGGTATGATCCATAAGGGGATGGATGGATTTTCGGGCTTGCACCACCAGCAAGAGACACGAGCCCGTCAATCGCGCGGCCATCTCCGGAGGACGTAAGGGCATAACCAGGCTCCATGTCAGCAACAGCCACGCCGGGGGTATTCTTGTAAAGCTCTCGAATCTGCCTGCGGATATAGAGACGGGCTTTTGCCTGATTGGCATCGAGATAATATCCAGCCGCGCTATCTCCCGCAGCAGCGGGAGTGCAGATGACCAGAAAGCGGCCGGCGGCTTGGCAAAGCGATACCGCCGTTGCAGCCGCAGCGAGTTCATCGTTGACGACGTTGGTATTCGGCGTTGTAGAGTTATAACTGTTGATGCTCATATTCAGAACGACGGTATCGGCGTTGTCGGCCGCTAGAATTGCGGGCATGCGAGCAACAATCGTCGGCGTAATCTGCCCGAAAAAACCATAGTTGCAGGTGCCATCATAATCGAATGACTGATAGGTGAGGTAACGCAGCCAGTTCATGTCACCAACGGCGGTATATCTGTTGCCACCTCCTCCTGCCGCAGTGTTCCATACCAGAGCAGCGTGCAGGCTGTCTGCCGGAGCACCGGAACTGAACGTGCTGCGGAATGGGAAACTGTCCCCAATGACAATCACGCGCCGATTTAGTGGGGCGATGCGGAAATTGATTTCTACCATTTTATATCCTCACCGTGACCGGGGATTGCCCGCGAACTGTGGTTGATAGTGAACGAACGACGGCGATGGCATGACCTGGCACCACTCCACCCGAGCCCGAAGTGAGGCTCTGCGGACCGAGCGCCAACATTACACTGCACCCACGACAAACCAGGAGCCGTCATCAAGGGTCATGACATTGGCCAACTGGTTTTGAGCGATAGTCGTTCCTCCTACGTGGGTTCCGGAAATGGTTGCACCGCCAGCGCCAAGCGGGATGATCGAGGCAAGGAAGCCTGAGGCCAGCGCCGGCAACGTAACGGTTACGAGCGCCGCGTTGGTGAGGAGAATCGTCGCGCCACGATGATCATCCGTGAGCGTCAATGTGGTGTCCGGGATGCGGATATACCGCGGCGAAAACATGCTCTCGATAAGAAAGGCTAGGGCATCGTTATTATTTGTCTGCCGGCCAAGGAACTGCATTAACGCAGCTTTGGAAGAAGCGAAGGGAAGCGGCATTTATGCTTTTCCTCTTAATTATGGGGCAACAAAGCCTTGAAGATTGACGTAGACGCCGCCGGTAATCGTCGCCGTCAGCGTGGCGACTTCCAGAAGCGTTGCCGCCGTCCCCTTGAGGGGCTTGTCGAAGATGATGGTTTCAACGCCTGCAATCCCTGCCGTGGTGACAAAACCTCTCCACAGAACCGTTCCTGCAGCGCCGTCGCGGATCACGACTTCAGTTGCCGCTCCGAGGGCGCCAGCCGCGAGTTGCATCGATTTGACGTAGTTGCGCAGACCAGCGCCATCAGCCGCCTTCACCGTCACAGCCGTCGTCGTATTGGAAATACCGCCTGCTGCCGCCGCATAAGACCAATAATCAGGCGTCGAAGAGTCGTGAGTAACCAGCAGCGATCGGTTCGGCGACATGCGCAGATTGCCGAACTGATTTTCAGTAATCGCCGTCGGGGCCGTGTCGTCAAGCTGGGCCACCAGACCGGAGGCCGTAATGCCTATGCCGTTCGAATTCGTGGCATTGGCGATCGAGCGCTGGAGATCAGCGGTCGTGCCATTATAGAGAGTCTGAACGGAGATCGACTGATCGAAGTCGTTTTCCAGCGTCATCGCATCGCCAGGCCGTGCGCAGACCGAACGCGATTGGAACGGATTGAGGAAGGTCTGAAGCTGGAATGTCGTGGTAAGCGTGCCGCCGTTGGTATAGACGACGCGGAAATATTGTCCCTGTCTCGGGACGACAACCGATGTCTTGCTCGTCGCGGAAACCGTGAACGTGTCGGTGATGAACCAATTCACGTTGTCCATGCTCTGCTGGACCGATAGGCCGTTGGTCGCCGAGGCATGCGATGAATAGACGGTGATCGTCGCCGAACCGTAAAGCGTCCAGTCGAGCGCCGTGCCGGTAAAGGCGGCGGCGCCTGCCAGGTTGACCGCCGACGAATTGGCTGCGGACAGAACCGGGGTGCCTCCCGTTCCTCCGCCTGTCGTAACAAGCGGGTTTCCTGCCGTGCCTATCGGCGTTCCGTAGGGGTTCGCTTGGGTTGGCGTGACATCCATCAGTGTGACGGGTTGGGCCATGATGTTATCCTTTCACTCTGATGGATTTTGCTTAAGTCGCGGCTTTGACGGCCGCTTTCTTCTGTTTGTACCGGGCGTAGAAGGCCAAGGCAGACGGAACCGCCGCCATCACGCCGAGGATGACCGTCAGCACGGTTCCTTGCAGTTCCGCGGGGAATGCTATGCCGACTAGCGCCAGCAGCGTGGCGAGCAGCGAGAGAACGCCGGCCCAAACCGTCTTTGAGAGATACCAGGGCTGCAAAGCCGTCGAATTGACGATGGCCTCGATCACCGGGATAAGCTCGTTCATGATCGCCGGGATGGCCGTAAGGCTTGCTTCGACGTTGGGCTTGGCGACGGCGGTTGTTACAGCCGCTTCCACCTTGTCTGTCAGTTTGGTCGTTGCCGATGGCATGGTAACGTCCGCCATGGTCAACCCGCTCCCTGCTGGGAAACCAGGTCCGAGAGCTGCGATACCGAGTCCGAGGATTGGACCTGAACCGTCAGCGGGGTCACCTTTTTTTTTGAGGCTAGATAAGCGGCGACCGAGGACTGCCAGTTGGCATCGATTTCCGAACTGAGCTCGTCGAGGACCGCCAATTGATCGGTGGTGAGATTGCCTCCGGCTTTCATCGTGGTGATGACGGCCTGAACGGATCGGATGATGTTCTGGCTTGCCCCGACGACAAGGGGAACGATCTGGATAAGCGTGGTGAGGATGGTGTTGACGGCGGCGCTGCTGACGCCGATCTGCGGTAGCAGGCTCTGGACGAGCTGCAGCAGGGCAAGGACGATGGTTTCCATAGTCTGAGTACTCCGAGAAGGGAAAGGGTTACGAACGCTTGTCGTTGGCGGCCAGAAGCGTCTGTAGAGTGCTCGTCGTGGTTACGAGCACGTCATACAAGCCTTTGTCGCCAAGAGCGCCGGGATGGGCCGCAAGGAAGGTCTTCAGCGTGTTGCGCGCATCGATCCCCTTGTTGATCGCCGGGATGATGCTGCCCTGGATAACTGCGTCATTGCAGCCAACAGGCGTCGGGTTAGGCGTGCAATATGTCACGTAGCCGGCGGCGGCCGTTTCAACGACGTTGAAGGCGTTCGCGGCGACATAGATTGACTTGGCCGGAACCGTCGAAGTGGTGACGGCGTCGTAGGCCGTCTGAATGTTAGCGCACGAGCCGAGTGTCAGGCACAGGGCTACGGCGGCGTATCCAATGGATCGCATGGGAGGATTCCTTTGATTGATGGGAGGGTTAAGGCGTTAGAAACTGCTGGCGTTCGGCCTTGCGACGGCCGGTCAATTCTTTTTGTTTGACCCAAACTAGAAACTGGTCTGCCGCTCCAGCAAAATCATGGGCGTTTAATTTCTTCAGCAAAGTGGATTTGCGGAAGGCCGTGCCGCCGATGTTGAAAACAAACGAGACAAGGGCGTCGAACTGGTTCTGAGTAAGAGGCACATTGACTGCGGAATTCACATCATTTTCGACGGAGACCAGATCACGCGACAGGATTTCGTCAGATTGCTCTGCGGTGATTTTCATCCCCGGCGTGACGATGGGAGGACCGGCTGCCGAGGTGTGTCCTACACCTATGGTTAAAACTGAAACGCTATCTCGATATGCGGTGAGTATATTTCCCTCACGTTTCGAAATAGCGGCACGACCTGAAGCGCTCGTTTTCATAGGAAAACTCCATTGCGTTATTGATAACCGACGCAGTCATGATATGATCCCCTCATGACAAAGAACCCGAGACTTATAGATTTGAGTGGCCAGCGCTTTGGCGGCTGGGCCGTACTGAGCAAGAGCGGCAATACACCTGGCGGAGGTGCTCTTTGGCTTTGCAAATGCGACTGCGGCACGGAGCGATCTGTCCTCGGTGCTGATCTCCGAAAGGGAAAATCAACGAATTGCGGATGCGTCGGCTACGCGCGGATTGGGGCCCTAAGGCGAACGCATGCTTCCAGTGGTACCCGGCTTCATCGCATATGGAAGAACATGCGAAAGCGGTGCTTGAACCCGAATGACCCGGGCTTCGAGAATTATGGTGGTCGCGGCATTATGATTTGCCCCGAATGGAACAATTTTACCGCCTTCAGTGAGTGGTCTGGCAACGCAGGTTATGCGGGCAACCTATCGATCGAGCGACTTGACGTTAACGGAAACTACGAGCCAACGAATTGCGTTTGGGCGACCGCTCAGGCTCAAAATGAAAATCGGAGATTTGTGGCTAAGGCTCCAAATGGTCGTTTATGGGTTCATATTGCTCGCGACAACGGTATCTCAAACGCAGCTTATCGGTCTCGCCTCACGGATGGGTGGTCCTATCATGAAGCATCGACTTGGCCGATGGGTAAGAAGCACAAAGAAAACCCTCGGAATAATAAGGGTCAGTATCAAGCGTCATAAGGATATTTCCTTCGCGCAACGCGATTGCCTTCCGACCCGCTGGGCTGGTTTTCATTTGGCATTCCTTTTATTAATTCAGTTGATCGCTGGGAAATTCGCTTTTAAGTAGATCGACCAAACATGGGACGGTGAAAATGATTACTGCAAACGACGCGATGATGCTGCGATCCGAACTGCGGGAAATGGTATTTCCTGCTCATCGGTTTATCCGGTGCATCGGCTATTTCGTGGTTTCCCATCTGCTGCTGTCGATCAACAGTTATGGCGTTGGCCATCAAACCATAATCCCGATCATCCTTGCTATCCTCGCGGCCGGGTCGTCCAGCGCCCGCATCGCCCAGTTGGTGATTGCGATCCTAGCGATTATGACGGCAATCCCGGTTGATGTTCTGCGTACAATCGCAGCAACGTTCCAATAATCTAGGCGGCGACGGTCACGTTCGGACTGCAATTGACAAGCGGCGTGGTGACAGTGTCGTATTCGTTATGCCCAACGTGCCCGGACGTCCCGACATCCAGGGAAATGCCGGTACTCGCGCCGCCAAACGACTTGAGTAGATTGTCCGATATCGTCAGTTTCTTGCAACTATAGGCGGCAATCCCGATGCCTGCGAACTGCAGAATGTTGTTGGTGACGATCGCCCTTGAAATGAAGCCGGAATTGTCGTCCAGAGAAATTATCGGGTTTACCATCGCGCCGGCGAATTCATTGCCGTTGATGATGACTTTATCGAACGTAGCCAGTGACCCCGGCTCGCGGCGCAGCATGATCGCGCCATTGATCTGGTTCTCAAACGAATTTCCCTCAATTATGAGAACCGACGTTGACCCTGCGGCTGTTCCGATGAGATCCAGTTGATAGGCGTAGGAGGCTCGACCGCCCTTATTACCGATGATCCTCGCACCGCCGGCATTGTATTGAATGATCCCGGCGCTGGCCGTGGCAATGGCGGTATCCCATGTATTTCCGTGGATGTAGTGATCACCGTTATCAGGGTAATCGGTGTTGAGGATTGCCAGGAAAACGCTGGCGAAGTTGGTGGAGAAATTCCCTGAAACCTCGGCTATCGTCGATCTGGCAAGAAAAATGTCGCGAAAGCCACCCTGAAAGACGTTGTGGCTTATCTTCGGCTTGTAAGTGACGCTACCAACCGGTGCATCCACATAAATCGTTGCTTCTGCCGTCCTGGTCACCGTGGCTAGATAGTGAATTCCGGAATATTCCGCTCCAAGCTGGGTGCAGGAAGTGATTATCCGGTTGGTCGGGTGGGTAATAAAGAGCCGGCAGGCCCAGCCTGTCCCGTAGCCGCAAAGGCCAAAATTGAACGTGTGGCCGCCCAAGACCGGGCCGCTCGGCGGGATGCCGGTGGTAGCAAAGCCGAACGTCGTCGGCCGGATATAGGCGCAGCGGCCCTTGGCGTTGCTATAGCTGGCGAGCGCCTCGAAAGCTGCAGTATCGTCGGTTGCCGTCCCGTTATCCACGCCACCAAACTGGAGGATATGCGGAAAATCCTCGCGAAGCTCCCACCATGCACCATCGGCGGATTGCACCTTGCCGGCATGGTTTGGCTGAGAACATGGACCAACGTAAAGCCCACCGCCGCCATCGCCGATTGTCACGCAACCGTAGGTCTGAATTGCACCCGCCCCAGCCGGAGGGCATAGAGACGCTATCGCGGCAAGCGTGGCAACGAGAATGGTACTCAAAGTTTCGCCGCAGCATCGAAAAATGCGCCAATCTGGTCGTCGCTAAGCCCCATGGCGATAAGCTGTGACTTGGTCTGTTGCTCAGACACTTGTGCCATGGATAAGGGGGATTGATCGAACGCTTTCTGCGCCTCAAGAAGCTCCGCTTCCTGCTCTGACGTAGCCGCAATAACAACCCCGTCAATCATGATTTCCATGGTCAGCCCCTCATTCCTTCGAGAATAATGCGACCTGTCATGGTCGACGCTCCGCTCAGAAACCGCAACGCATTGCGAGCAGCTACTCCATCCTCGGATGCGACTGTCATTGTCTGAAACAGCGTCGCGTTTGATTCCGTGTAATTGGTAATCAGCGAACGTGACCGTTCCGCTTTATTGAAACTGCCGATCACAATCATAAATTCAGCACCATTGATGACGGTATTGTTGGCTGCGGTGCCGCCTGTCACTTTAACAAATGTTGTCGTGGCCAGCGCTGCTGAGACGGTGGCTCCGGTAGACGCCTGTATTTGGGAGCGGTATGAGCTAGCCCCGGATATCCAGGTTGAGCCATTGTCGGTGCTGAATTGCATACCGAGTTCACCAAGCACGGATGGATAGAGGAATCCGTGAATGCGCAATCTCTCGAACGCCGAAAGATTGGTGAAGACGACGGCGGCTGCCGATGGCGTGACGTAGCTAATAGGTTCCCATATTCCCAACGTGGCGTTTGCATCCGGCATGCGTACCGTTCGGTTAGTCGCCGTCGTAAGTCCGGATAGATCCCATGTCACTGTTTTCGTCGGGTCGGCCGAATCCGAAGCTTGAGCAGGGAAAGCCCCTTGCGTTCCGCCAGTGCCGCCAGCTACCTTTGGCCGAGGCGTGTTCGCATCGGCCGCGAGGTCATCGATGACAGAGTTGAACGGGCCAGACGCTATCGTGGTATTGGGGACTGCGGTTGTCCCCGCTGGCTTTGAGTATACTCCCGACCCATTTCTAGGCATTCACAATTCCACTTCCATTTCTCGGAACGAAAAAGGCCCCCGGTGAAGGGAGCCTTGCCTATAATTATCCTTGGTGATGATGCCCGAGGGCTACTCGACTTTTACGCGACTGCGCGTATTCTTCCCTCAATCATTAAGGGGAGTTTCATGAAACGCCTTAGCTCTGCCGTCGCCGCCTTATCTCTTCTTGCCCTTTCGGGCTGCATCGCCGAACAACCGGCGACTGGCGATACGCTCGCCAAGATCGACAATCAGTGCAAAGCCTATGGTTTTAAGCCAGGAACCGACCAGTTTTCAGGCTGCATCCTTCAACTCGATCAAAACCGGATAGCGTCCAATCGGCAGGCAAGGACCGCACTTGGCCAAGCCATGAGCGATACCGGCGCGCAGATGCAACAGAATGCCGCTAACCAACAGATGATAAATGCTGCGAACCGGCCATTGAATTGCACGTCCACGCCATCATATGGTGGGGCAGTCCGAACGAGTTGCTATTGATGATCCGTCTCATCCAAATCACGTGCATCGCAGCGACCGTCGCGATCCTTTACGCTATCAGACGAACATTCTCTGCGTTGGCAGATTGGGGCGGCCCTTCATGGGTTGATGGCTTCCTATGCGGGGCCGCTTTTGTTGTAGGCTTATATTTACTCATCTGCTGGATGGACCCCTCATCGAGACCCCGCGGTAGCACTTCCAAGCATCAAGGCCCGAACGATCGGATCGGCTAAACGTGGGGTTTGAGCCGGAGCCCGAGCAAGGGCTTGGACGACCGCTCCTCGATTGCTTGCGAGAATGTCGGCTAGTGCCGCATTTGTCGCCTGATTGCGACCAGCCAGAATAGAAGCGCCAATCTTCCCGCCGATCTTGACGCCAGCGCTCCTAAGCGCTCCCAAGATCCCGCCAGCAGCGTAAGCGTCCCTCATATTGAAGGTCTGCGGACCTCCGCCTAGCTCTCTAATCGCTTCCGTACGTCCTGCTGTGGCACTGTTACCGGTGGCGAAGTTTCTCGTCCCGGCAAACGTGCGTTCATTATCAAGAACGTTAAAAAGCTGATCAGCCCGATCCTGGCCAAAGAGTGAAGCGAGGCGAGATCGGTTCCAATCACCTTCCGATTTTATCAGGGTGTTGAGCCGAGCCACGTCATTGGCATTGTTGCCAAGGATCCTGTCCACTTCTGCTCTGGCGCCTTGAGACATGCGGAATGGTACAGCAGATGGCCCGATCTGCGTTCCCTGCGGCAAAGCGCCCTGAGCGACCTCATCTGCAAGTTCCGCCGGGCGTGGGGCAGTCCTGCCGCTATCAAGAACCGTCTGACCGCGCTGTATTGCCTCTCTCTGGCGGGCCAATTCCGCGAATTGAGCATCGACATCTTTGATACCAGGAGCCGCATTAGCGAGAGTATCATCGACTGACTGCCGCGCGATCGTAAGTTGGCGGATCACCTGAGGATTGGTTTCATCGCTCAACAGCCCGTCGATTGCCTGCCGCGTTGCAAGGAGCGCCTGTGGGTTCGGGTCAAGTGTGTCCGTACCGGGGATATTGAGATACCCGCGGACTTGTTGAACAGCGCGTTGAGCAGGCCCCCTCAGATTTGCCGTATTGGCGTCGAGCGCATTCGCCAGCGGTTCCGTATCGACCCGCCGCGCTGCCGCCATGACCGGGTTATAGGCATTGCCAACGGTTCTTTGATTGGCGTCGATGCCGCTAATGATTTCTGACGGGACGACATTCGGCCCGAGGTTTTGGTCGACCGCCGCGCCAATGCGGGCGTTGGCCCCTGCGTTTCTGGCATCGAGGGCGCCACGGATGGTCTGCTGGGCTTCGCCTGGCATGTTCGCAAGTGCTGCCGCCTGCCCCTGAAGGTTTGGGCCGAGATCGGCGAACATCCCGTGCGGGCCAAGTTCTTGAAGCTGCGTCTGCATCGCAGCAGGATCAATCCCATCTCGCGCAGCAGCGGCAGCAAGCTTAGATATGGCACCAGGGGTGGTTCCGGCCGCGCTAGCGGCAGCACCGGCCTGGAAACGATCTACCAAGGCTCTGGCAACGCTGCCGACTGCTTTCCCGACGAGCGGCCCGGCTGCACCAGTCACTCCGCCAAGAAGAAGACCCTTCTTAATGGCAGATGGGTCGCCGCCAGATCTTACTTCTGCATCGCCGCCGCCAAGACTTGCCCCGGTCAACCCGGATATAACACTGCGGATGGCAAGCGGGCCTCCACCAGCCCCGAATACCTCTGGGGCTGCCATGATTAGAGGAAGCGTTCCCGCGACAGCACCTCCGACACTGCCGACGCCAGTTGCTATCGGGTGAGCAGCCTGTGCGGCGTCCGTAAGGTTTTGAGCAGCCTTTAGTTTATCGTCGTAGCTACCGCCGTCAACCAAGGAGGATATGCCGGCTGCAGCACGCTGAACGCCACCAAGAGCCGCTGGCCCTATAATGGGTAAACCATTGGCCGCGCCGGTTAGTGCCGCCCCAACGCCACCGCTGACGCCTGAAGCGCCGGCTTGGGCGTCAAGAAGTGCTGCGCCTTCCTCATAGGACAGGTGACGCCCTACAGGGGGAGAATGCATCACGAAGCCATCAGGGGGAGCCGGCACCGCCGCCGGCGTCATCGCGAAGCCATCAGGTGGAGGAGGAAGTCCGTTCATTGCACCGGTACCCATTGCGTCCCGTCATATTCGACCGTCTGCCCGGTCTTCGGATTGGTAGCACGAGGGCGCGAAGCTGCAGGGGCAGGAGCTTGCTGCGGGACATAGGTCGGGCCGCCGTCGCGGATCATGCCGTTGATGGCAAGCCGACGGTTGGCCGCCTTCTGCTTGATCGTGTCTTCGCTATCGCCCGGCTGCGGGAAATACTGCTTGTTGGCGTTGTCGAATTCAGACGGTGCAATGGCAGCACCCGATTCCCGGCGAAGCTGGGCGTTGATGAAGTCCCGGCGTGCCTGGTCATATTGCTGGTATTTGTCGTTCACCAGCATATTGCCGACGAGGGGTATTTTATCGAGGAAAGATTCCTTTGTGTCAGTCCCGACATTGCCGATATCGTCTAGGATGTTCCCGGAAGCCGTCATGCGATCGGCAAAGGTCATCGCCTTCTTTTCATCGCCATTCGCTGCCTTCGGCCCGGTCAACTGGATAGCACCGTTCGGAACATTGGCAGCGCGCGGGACGACTGTTGGAGCCGGCTGTGGAGCATTGGCCGGGGGAATAGGAGCCGGAGATGCAGACGAAGCCGTTGGCTGTGCAGGTGCGGCCGGATCATGTGCAAAGATGTCAATCCCCTGGTTGGTTGGTTGCGGTGCAGGGGCGGCCGGAGGCGAAACAAGCTGCGGCGGCCCTCCATTGGCTGGCTGGCTGACAAGACCCTGAGGGCTCATGAACAGGATTTCGCCGTTCGGGCCGGTAATTTGCTTGCCGGCGGCGATCTGCTGGGCCTGATCTGCGGTCAACCTTCCACTGTCCATTTGCCCGTTGAGGGCCTGGCCTTCGATGGAATCGCCGTTGAAGCGGAAGCCTGGTTTACCACCTGCTTGCACCGCAGAGCGGACTTCACCAGTCTTTTCATTGAACAGCGCGCCGTTGTCGAGCTTCGTCCATTTACCGGCATCCCCGCCGTCGTAGAGAACTTTCCCCGAAGTCGTGTCAATCACCTTGCCTTCAACAACGGCGGTCTTCGGGTCAGAGAAGTCAGCGAGAACCTTGCCGGACTGCGGATCGACGAGCCGGTTATTCACCACGACCGGCTTCGCGCCGCTCTGATAAATAGGCTTTGCCTCACCAGTGCGCTTTTCAGTCCGGATAACCGTGCCATCGGGCAACGTTTCGAAACCATAGTCTGGCAACGGGTTCTTCTGCTGGTCGATCTTGGTCTGCAATTCCTGCACCTGAAGCTGGCGAAGCGGGTCGTTCTGCTGCTGCTGCTTTTCGAGCATGAATTGGGCGACAGACCGCTGTTCCGGCGTTGCGAACGGATTGGTCAGCACCTTGAGGATTTGCTGCTGGCTTGGGCCGTTCTGCTGGCCGGTCAGTGCTTGGGCAACAGCGGTCGAAGGAGCGCTTGCTTGACCACTGGCGGCAGATGCACCCGGAGCGGCCGGAAACGCGCCAGACGGGCCTGCCTGTGGCGCGGCAAGGGCCTGAGCAACGGGGCTGGGAGCCTGCGGAGCGGATGCAGCCTGCGGAGAACCGGCAAGAGCATTGGCCACGCTCGAAGGAACAGGCTGGCCACCCAACAGCACCGGCATGATACCCTTGCTCGGGTCTGCGTTCATCAACTGCGGCGAATTCTGGAATTCCGGGGGGATTTGCGCCGGGTTTGCGGGCGCTGGCTGGCTGCCGGGAGTGTTCGGGATCGATGCGACATCGACCGGGGCAGACAACGGAGGGGCTGATGAGGGCTGGCCCTGCTGGGGGGCATACATATCGGCCTGCTGGTTATGCAGGGACTGCGCATAAGCATCGGCGCTTGCGGGGCTATCGAAGACGCCGAGATTTTGACCGGTCTTGCGATATTGGGCCAAAGCCTCATCATTGCTCATGATGCGGCCGTCATCGGAGACGGTAGGGACAAGAATTTCCTTGCCGTCCTGGTTGAAGGAGACCGAGCGAACAGTGCTTACGCTGCCATCAGGGTTCTTGACAACAGGACGCTTGGATAGGTCGATATTGCCGGGGGACACGAGGCCCGGAACGTTCTGCGAAGCCATGGTCACCGGAGGGCGAGCAGCCGTCGTCACCATCGGATCACTATAAGGGGCGGCATCCGGCGCGGGACCGGAGCCAAGCGCGGCAAGCAGTTGCTGAGGAGAAGCGGACGCAGGATCGATCGGCTGGTTGGCAGCAGGATTGACGGGTGCTGGGGGAAATGGAGCCGCTGGCGCGTTCACCTGCGGCTGGGGAGCGCCCATACCGGCCGATGGGTCAAGGCTTGCGACCTGTTGGCCGCCGTTCGTCCCTTGAAAGCGCGGGAGCAGCGATGCAGCCGAGGCCATGCGCCGTGCCGTCTCGCCGCCGGGCCGGTCATAGCCTGCGAACTTCCATGCATTGTTCATCGCTGCCTGCGCTTCTTCAACGCTCTTGGCGCCGTTCAGCTTGGCAACAAGGCTCGGGTCTTCCTGAAGAAAGAATTTGGCCTGCGTCTGCGGAGAGATGCTGCCGGGCTGCTCGCCATTGGCTTGGGCGAACTGCTTCAAGGCGTTCAGACGCTCGTTGCGCCACGACATGATACCGCCGGCTGTGCCTGCCTGTCCGCTCTGCGATGGATCGGCCCATGCAGCATTGGCCTTGCGCGGATCGAAACTGCTCTCGGCGTTGCCTGTTGCAGCGACAGCAGCGAGGCCATAAGGGTTCGTGATCCCGGATTTCACCGTATCGATGAAGCCGTTATACGTGTCATTTTCATTCAACTTGGTGGGCGCGATCGATCCATCAGCCTTTGCCGTCGGCATAGCTCCGCCCGTCGCACCCGGTGTCGATGGAGAACCACCGAAACCACTGATCAATGGCGAGAAGTCGGCGTTAGCGGCGCTCTGTCCGGCTGCGTCGGCTTTATCGGCCCTGCGCTCCAGAACATTGGCAACAATGCCGTCTCCGAGCGCGTTCAGGCCTTCCCCGACGTTGCGTGGCGCGTTCTGCGATGCAATGAGAGCCTGGACAATAGCCCGCTTTCTCTTGATGCTGTCCGGCGTCTCGCCGGTTCCTGCCCCGAATAAAAAAGATAGAGCCATTATGCTGCCTTCTTCTTTCCCGCGGCGAACAGCCGTCCATAATCGACTTGCTTCAACCCGTCAGGACGGGTGGATACGGCCTCTGGCCGCGTTTTTTGAACTTCCTGCGCCATCACACCGATGTGTTTCTGCCCGTCGTCCTTGGCGCCCTTATAGGAGAAGGAGTAGATTTTCTGACCCATCAGCTTGCCGACAGGCTTGATATTTGTCTTGGCGCGTTTGTCGGACAGGCTGAGCAGCTTGCCGCCGAGACCGAACAGGCCGCCGAGCGTGCTTTGCGTTGCCGCGTTCTTCGCGTTCACGGCGTTGACGTTGTTCTGATAGGCCTGCTGCTGGATGCCGGCGACATCCGTGGTCGGAATGTTCGTCTGAGGCGTCGATGCATAGGTTGGCGCCGTGATCTGCGAGCCGCCCAACAGGGACGAAATCTCATTCAGCGGCTGGTTGCGCTGCGTCAGAATTTCCTGGATCGCGTTGTTCCGCTGGGCCCCGTACATGTTGTCATGGGCGTTGGCGCGGCTGGTGGCGGCGTCGGCCGTGGCGCGGGTATAGGCTTCCGTTCCGTACCCGATGCCCTGGTTGGCGAGCTGCGTGCGAAGAGCTTCGGCCTGCTGGTCCTGCGTCCTGTTGAAGTCGTCGCTGTAATGCGAGTTGATATAGTTGTCGACGTTCGAATTCGACAGATCGACCGGCTGGTTCAGGTAATCGACCAGCTTTGCCGACTGCTGGTTGGCAAGCTTTCCAAGGTTGAGATTTGCACCCTGCGTCTGGTCGAGGATAGCCTGCTGCTGCGGAGAAAGCGTCTGTGTCGCCGTGGTCTGCGGAATATAATAGCCAGTGACAGCGTTCCAACCGTCCGGGGTATAGGACTGGTTACTGGTCGAAGCCGCCCTGCTTCCGCCTGTTGACCCATCGTTGATCGGCTGGCCGTTCTTGTCGTACCTCACCACACCGCCGGAGCCTCCGGACGTAGCAGGCGTAGTTACCGAATGTGTCGGCAGGCTTGAATGGTATTGCCCGGAAGAATCCACATAATATTTCTGGCCGTTCGGATCGGAGATGAATTGCTGGCCGGTCTGCGAATACATCAGACTACCATACGGAGTCCGCTGGTTAACTTGGTTCATCGCGGCGTTTGCTTGAGCCGTCGAGACATTTGTCGCGGTTTGCGCAGCCGCAGTCTTTGCAGGATCGGGTGCAGCCGGTGCAGAACTTTTCCCCACTATGCAGCCCTCTTTTCAAACTTGTTCATTTTCCAATCGTCGTCCGTCAAGGTGAGGACGCATTGGTCTTTGTCGCGGCCCAACAGCCGTTTGACGATGTATTCCTGAAACCCGTAGGCCTTGAAGATACGAACAGTCGCCTTGTCCTCCGGATCGACGCGGGCAACTACCATCTGGCAACCGGCATCATTGAACGCATAGCCGAAGATGGCTTTCAGCACCGGACGCGTCAGCCAGCGTTTGCTTTCGGATGCCGCCGATATCTCGATCACGCCGGCCCATGGGTCATAGTTATGAAAGGCAACCCCTGCGAAAATCTTGGCATGTTCGTCAAACAGCCCCATGGTGAGTGACGGCGGCAGCGTCCGCCCATCGGACCAGATATGGCTTTCGATCCATTGCTTCATCGCCTCATTGAGTTCCGGCCGCTCTGGGCCACCCCACGCGATATCGGTCATGTCATGATACCGCCGCGCTCGAACAGGACGTCGAAGGCGATCAATTCGGTTCGCGGGTAAGGCGTGACGCCGTTGGTGATCTGGATCTGCGGCGACACGACGAAGCCGTTCTTGCCGATCGAGACCCACTGCGTCTTGACGGTCCCGGTCCCGGAGCTATCCCACTTGGCGACATCCCAAAGGGCCGAATCCCATTCGTCGGTGGTATAATTCGCGACCGATGATGGCGGGGTTGGCAGGTTGATGTTGTAGTTCATCGAGGCCGAAATCTTGGCTTTGAATGGCACGTTCGATAGAAAGATAGACCGGGCCGAATGGATGTATTTCTGAACGCCTAGAGTTCTCAGGTGCTCTGGCAACCCGACATAGGTGCAGGTGTAAGGCAGACCATTGTCATTGCCGCCGACTTCCATCTGAAAGACCTTGCCGGTGTTGTTGCCGAAATAGCCGTAACCGGAGTAGAGCGCGATGCTGCGGGTTTCCCAATTGGTATATTTGCACCACGCCCCGGTCTCCAGATTGGCAACGAAGCAATAAGGCGCTATCCCGACGTCCGGGACAGGAAGTGAGACAACCGCCATGTTGAACGTCGGCCATTTGATGATTTCAAACGGCAGCGTCTTGCGGGCGATAACTTCCTTTTTCCATTCGGATTGAATGTTCTTGGTCACGGCCGAGAGAGAAAGCGCCGCGGCATCCTTCTGGACAGCCTGCGAGATCGGCACGATACCGTCCTCAGTCGCAATCAGCAGATCGCCACCAGCCGACATCGTGGCGTTTGGCCCGACCGGAGGGGTGATCTGATAAAGCCCGACCTTCGACCAAGTAGCGGCCGTAGACGGGTCGGTGCCCTGGTAGATGACCACTTCGCCAGTCGTCGAGACGAACACACACTTGTCGTCCAGCCCGTTGCCGGCGTCCATCGACCACTTGCCGCCGAACAACAGCGAGCCGCCATTTTGAAACACGCCGGCAAGGCTGAACTGCGTCAAAGCCCCGTTGATCGAGGTCACCGGCAGATACCAGGCGTTCATGGTGTTCTTCTGGACATACCAGAGCCGATTGCCGAACGTCCAAACGAAAGACAGCGTCTTCGGATCAGGGATGACCGTGAACGCGTGGTTGGCCCATGTCGTCCCATCATAGGTCTTTGGCGTATCGGTGCCATTGACGACAGACAGGTAATTGCCACCCGCCGTGCCGAGCTGCGCCGTCGAATAATAGCCAGAGGTCTGCCCGGTGACGACAGGCGTTGGAATGACTGCGGGATTGGCGACGGTCGTGATGTTGAAGATATTGGTGAGATCGGAAGCGAAAAACTGCTCGACGGCGCCGCTCTTATAGGTCCACATTCTGAGAACCGGCCCGGTTGATACCGTTGCATATAGGCGCGATCCGCCGCGAAGCCGCGCGCTGGTCTGCGTCGGAAACCAGTTTTCCAGCACGCGAGCCCCGCCCGGCTTCGAATTGGCCAACGGCTCGCTGACGATCCACCCGCGCGTCGGCGGCAGAAATTGATAAGACAGCGACGGCGCAATCATCGCTGTCTTCGGCATGACGACCATCAGCCACCCACCGTCTGCGGAAAGGCCAGCTTGACGCCGCGTCCGTAGCGAGTGGTGTTGCCATTGACGACGCCACGCGAGCCACCGTCACGTTTCATCTCCTTCAACAGCAGATCGTCATATTCGGCCTTGGCAGCATCGAACGGAAGGCCCTTATCCTTTTTCGAGCGCCAGATGATGCCGAGTTCCAGCAAGCGCTCGTTGATCTTGAAGCTGTCGGTATCGGCAACGAATGCCGTCTGCCCGGCCCCGCCCGCGCCGGTAACAATCAGCGTCGAGATATAAAAGAACTTGATGGTTTCCGCGACCTTCATGATTGGCAGAAAGTGATACTGCCCGCCATAGATGATCCAATTGCCGGAAATGAAGGTGTACGGAACTACCAGATATTCCAGCCAGTGATCGGTACTGACGATGTGATTGAACGACCACGTCCACTTGCTCGACCACATGGAGGACGTTTCGGCCATCCGGTCGTAATCGGTTGGCAGCGGAAACGTCTCGGAAACTCCGTCTCCGGTAAAGGTGTTGAGCTTCTGCAATATCTGCCAGTCGAAATCCTCGCAGATCATGCGGGCCGTGTCGTTGCACAGGCGTGCCAGTTCCTGATACTCGCGATCGGTGCTGGACATCAGCACGTCAGGCTGATCGAGCCCGAGAACGAGGGCTGCGCGCTGTGCAACGGCAAGGACAGTCATATCAGGCAGCCTTCGACTGTTCTTCGAGAAGGGCGCGTAGCGTCTCTACGCCGGCCTTGTGGTGGTATTTGATGCCTTTGCGGTCCAACTCCTGCCGAAGGTGGTCAAGCTCGCTACCGGGCGCGTCTGGGGCTGTTTTGGCTTCGAGAAGATCCATGGCCGCGGCAAAGCGTTCGTTGGTTTCTGTGAGCTGTGCCTTCAGTGCCGCGATTTCATTGTCGCGTTCGGTCTCACGTTCGGCCGCTTCGGCGGCACCCCGGCCCTGAAGGAAGATGCCGGCCGCCTTGCGCAGATCGCGCATGTTCGGAAGCTGGATACGCTCAAGCTGGCTTTCGACCAGATCGCGGACCTCTTCGACGGTGCGGATGGTATAACGGCGCAGGACTTCCGCCTTTTCAGGCGTTACACCCGGCCATGCGGCAAGCGGCGTGCCAGTCAGCGGGACTTCATGGCCGGCTTTCCATGCCTGATACTTCGGTGCCACCTGGTCCCAACGGACCTTCATGGAGCGGAGCTTTTCGGTAACTTCGCCCTGCAGCATTTCATCGCTCACGGCGATGTGCTTGATCCGCTCCCAGTTCTGGGTGTTGATCGGGGAGTGCGCCGGGGCATAGAGCACCCAATCAACTTCCTGCATTTCCATGATGCGCTTGCCCTTCGCATCGATCTTGAAATCCTTGATGTCAATATTGTCGTCCATCGGCCCTGCTTTCACCGGCAGGCGTTCGAACGTGGTTTTGAAGTCGATCACCTTGATCAGGGGATCTTGCGTCAGATCAGCCATTGTCGTGTTCTCTCGTTTGGAAGGTGGAGTGGAAAGGCGTTAAGCTGTGATATGCTTAACCGCCCACATGACGGCTTCTTCGATCTTCGTCTTGGCCAGCGATATCTCGCGGCTGTTGCCAAGGCCTTCGATGAGGGCGTGGAATTCCAGCCCTTTATCCTTGATCGCGGCCATGTTGGCCTTCTCTGCATCGGAAAGGACGCGGTAGGCGTGGCGCATCGTGTTGTTGACTGTGCGATCGTCCGAAGTGCTGTCTACATGGGTCATTTTGCTGCCATCCTTGGTTCAGCGTTGACGGGAACGAAAAAGGACGGCCCGAAAGCCGCCCCTCGTGTCAGATTGTCAGTTTGCGATCAGCAATCGCAGTTCAGCATCACGGTCTTCGTACCGCTGTCGATGAGAACCGCGCCGCCTGCGTCCGTCACGGCGCCACAGACCTTCAGCGAGCCATCCGTGGTCGATGAGAGGGTCATTGCGTTGCCGTCGGCGCCAGAGACCAGCGCCGGGGTGATGATCGCCACGCCGCCAGTCTGTACCCAACCGTATTGACCATCGGCCGGAGCACCGACCAAGACGCCGGCAAGGGCGCCGTTGGTATCGGAGACATCAGACGAGACGGTATTGGTGACGCCGGTCGAGTTGCCACCAGGGCCGTAGAAGCCGACAGCGTTGCCGGCGGCCCCGGCGATTGCGCCCGCGCCTGCGTTGTAAAGGCAGAAGCGATACTTCTTGTTGTCATGCGACACGTAGAGGTCGCCGATGCCGGGAGCCTTGGCCGCATTGGCCCCGACCAGATCAGCCGCGGCATAAACCGCGTCAAGGATTGCACCTACAAAAGCAGTCATAGGAGGTTCAGCTTTCTCCGGCGCTTGCCGGTATTTTGAAGAGGTTCAGTGAGAGCCCGGTCGACTGTCCACCCATGGTCAAGACGACCGATGATGACGCTTTTCCCGAACCCGGTGTAATGGCCCCATCCGGTCAACGTCCTCGTTTCACCATTGAAAGTGATGAGGGTGTTCGTCCGTCTGTTGCTGGCCTGTACGAGCCTAGATGCCCAAATGACATTTCCAGGCTCATACCCTTTTTCATTGTCGACTCTTTCCAAGGTCGCGTCTTTCGGACGGTCGCCCACGTCGCGATGGAAGTTTTCGAAGAGGTGCCAAGCTGGGCAAAGAGTTATCCCTCGGCCACCGTAGGAGGCAAAATGCGTGCTCTTCGGGTTTGTGCATCGCTGCTTCATGTTGGACCAAATACGGTATTCCTCCGATCTGGACTTCCCATGCGTGGCGTCATCCTTCCGCATCTCTTTCGTAATGCATCCGCATGACTTTGTTGACCCACGCCCCAAACTTTGACCGCTGGTCACAAGCTTGTTTCCGCAATCGCAAACACATTCCCATTGAGCACGCACCGCGCCCGAAGGCTCGATCTTGTTTTCGGCACGCGACGTTACGACAAGGCGTCCGTGGCGTTCTCCAACACGATCAACAACTGACATTCTTCTAGGTTTCGTAAACATAAATCTCTCCACTTTACAGCTTCGAGATTATACTATACGAATTCCCACCTGATGGAAAGAAAAAGCTGCAAAATCAATCACGATGCGTCGAGCAAAAC